TTCAGGTTCAGGTTCTGGTTCTTTTTCAGGTTCCGAAATATTATTTATTTCTTTTAATATTTGTTCTCTAGGAATTTTTTTTATTTTTGCTGACTTAACAAGTCCTTTATATTTTTTGTATAGATAGTTAAATATTTTAACATCTTCTTCATTCCATTTTTCTATATCTTTAATTGAATGTTTAGTATTTTCTTTTATATAGGAACCATCAGCAGTTTTTTTTGTTGTATGATATAACATAGATCTTCCTCCGTCTTTCATCTTAATTTTTTCACCTCCAATTATAAACTGAGTTTTATCCCATACATCAGTAATTAATCCGTCAATATTAAGTTCTTTAGCTCCACCATTAAATTCATAATTCATCATATTAATATATTATTATGAGATTAAACTATATTTAGATAGAACTTTATCAATATTTTTTAGTAGGTCAATTCTTTCTAAATTATATGGTCTAATATATTTAATAGCTTCATCTAAATTCATCCATTTTAATTTGCTGACTTCACTTTTTTGAAATTTACTTTCATCTTTATATTTGGAGTTTGCTAAAAAATATCGATGTTTATATGATTTAAAATTTGAACCAGTAAATATTTCATCAAAAGGTATTAAATTTTTAATTACTGATATTTTATTTTTAGGAAATCCAGTTTCTTCAGAAAATTCTCTAATAGCGCATTGTAAATCATTTTCTTGATAATTTCTTCTTCCTTTTGGAAATCCCCATTCGGGTTCTATCCAGTTAGTAGTGCTATTTTTAATAAGAGATTCTAGATTAAAAAAGGAGTCATCAAATAAATGAATACCTTCTTTAATTTGATTGAATTTTTCTAAAGAGTTTTTTTCTTCATTTCTATATTGAACACCGTAAAAATCACCCCATAAATCTTGCCAGAGTTCATTAAAATCTTTTGATAGTAAATTATGTTTTTCTTGAATAGTCATCTCATTAATAATATTTTGAATGTAATCTTTATTGTAAATAGGATATTTACCTCTAATAAATTCAACATAACCAAGACTATCTTTTCTACATATAAGTAAATATTTAAGAGAAGTGGTAGTTTTATTAAATGCGATAATTCCTAAACTAGTAATAGGTTTAGAACATTGATTATATGTGTGACCAATTTTTCCACAATTATTACAAAACTGATTGAATGTAGTAGTTTTATCCATATTATATGTTTAATTTGTTATCTTTTTATATCATTTACAATTAATGGGTTTAAATCACAATGTATGGTTGCCAAAATTAAAATTTACATTACAAACAATAGCAATAACATATCCAAGTAAGCCAAATGATGTATCAAAAAGAAAATATTATGATTTAATACAAAATTTGCCAGTTTTTTTTCCTTTAGAACCAATGGGAAAAAATTTTTTAGATTTATTAGATAAATATCCGGTGACACCATATTTAAGTTCAAGAATGTCATTTATGAAATGGGTTCATTTTATATTTAATAAAATTAATGAACAATTAGAAAAACCAGTAGAAGATTTTTATGATAGTTTAGAGAAATATTATGATGAATATAAACCGAAAGAAATTAGAAATAGAGAAATAATAAAAACAAGACAAAAATATATTCAATTTGGGGGCGCGTTATTGTTAATTTTAGGTATAGTTTATTTTTACAAAAAATAATATATTGGGTTAATGTATAATGGCAAGACGCACAAGAAGAAGAAGTCGCAGCAGTCGCCGCCGCCGCCGTCAAAAGGGTGGAAGAGGCGTAGCACAAAATGCAGGTGAAATTAAACCAGTAGTAGAAAACATGGGACATAAAGGAGGAGAAGGTAACGAAGAAGCACCCCCTGCTGCTGGACAGGAGGGAGGAAAACGTAAGCGTAAAGGAACAATGAAGGGAAAGAAGAAGGGAAAGAAGAAGACTCGCAAGAGAAAGCTTAATCCATTTTTCAAACTTATGTTAGATGCTAAGAAGAAAGGATTAGCATCATTTAAATACAATGGCAAAACTTACAAGGGTAGAAAGCACAAGCGTTTAGGTATGATTTACAAAAAGGCATAATTTGATTATAATTATTATTAAATAATTTAAATCAAATATTTAATTTTTAGATTCAACATAATCAAGATAAAGTTGTGTATTACAGGTTAAAGTCCATGTTTTAATAATAGTATCAACTGTAAATAAAGCAGAAAAACCAGTAAAAACCCCATTTAGAACACCAATGGGATGAGTTCCATATACATCAGCTCGGTAGTAAGCAAGTAGTTGCCAGAAAATATATTGATAAATAGGTCCAACAGTTAAAAACATAGTGGATGGTAATTTATTACCGTAAATTTGGTTTAAACCAGCAAATGCAGGGAAAATAGTGCTAATCCCAGCAAGAATCATTAAAAAGTCGCGAGAAGGTCCGGTAGTATCATCAAAAGATAAAGAAGCAACGCAACAAATGTAAAGCATAGACCAAAAAGTATATAATCCTGGCATTCTCATAACATCATCTTCCATTTTATGGAGTTTAGAAATAGTGGCAAGTGAGCAACAACTCATTATTTACATATTAATATTATTTCTTTAAATAATATCAATAAATATTTTAGCTTGTTTATTTATATGAAAATAAATTTTTGGATATTTTTAATAACAGCATTTTTAATGGCAAATACATATTATGATGGAAAATTTACAGAATATTTAATGAGAGGTAAAAAATATTATAAAATGGCAACATTTGGATTTGTGGGATTAAGTATTTATTTATTTATAAATAAAAATCCAGGTGAAAGTAAAAATTTAGTAAAACATGCGACAGATTTAATAAGGTATATGCCAGTGGATTCAAATACAAGTGATATGTTGACACCACTATTTGATTTTACGAATGCTCAAAATAAAATAAGTCAAATGGGACAAACGATAAATGTAAGCATGACGCCTCAAACAAAAAGAATGCTAAGGTCTGGTGGAACAGGAAAAAGGTGTGTTAGCGAAACAAAAAAGAAATATGTAGCAGCGAAACAGGGTTGGAAATGTGATATGTGTAATCAACAATTAAGTCATACATTTCAGGTAGATCATAAGATAGATTTACAATTTGGTGGAAGTAATGAAGTATCTAATTTAGCTGCTTTATGTAATAATTGTCATGCTGAAAAAACGGCGTCAAATAATTTATAATAATTTAATATAAGCAAAATATAAATGACAGATATTGAAAAAAAAGGAAAATGTTCAGAATTAGATTGTGGTTATGGATATAAACATAAGAAGAATAGTTCATATCTCCAATGTAATGATGAGAAATGTAGTCCAACAATAGATAAAGAAAAATGCTGTGATAAGGAAGATGTAACTTTAAAAACAATATCAACAATAATTACAGTATTTTCAGTATTAACATTAATAATAATATTTAGTTTAGCTTTATATAAAATATCTAAAAAGGACGATAAAGTATCAATTTATACTAGATTTTTTATATTTAATTTGTTAATAAAATTATTGATATCAATATTTTATTTAATTCCATTAGATGGTATTTTTGTAACAATAATCAATAAATTTTTTAATAAAAATCTAACTAGTTTAAGAGAAGCAGCAGATTTAGATAAATGGGGAATGTTTCAAACATGGGCTAGTAGATCAGTAATAATAACAACATCATTATTTGGTTTTGCGGTTTTAGGTTTTTACATATCATTAACAAATGAGATAGTATGGTTAAAATATATTTTGGCGATAGTTATGATGATATTAATGTCAGCAATAATAGGACTATTAGGAAGAGATGCATTTAGTAAGTATGGAAATAAATTTCCTGAATACGGAGACCAAAGTGATAAAAGGAGCTGGTTGTTTAAGGAAACGGGAAGATACTTAAAATATATAATAGGTTCTGGAATAGCATTGACAGTATTATCAATAGTAATGTATTTATTTGCGAATAATATATTGTTTACAGTAGGAGGAACACAAATAATAATGGCATTTATGTCAATAGCAATAATGGGTGTAATTTACTATTTAGTACAGTCAAATAAGGAAGCTCAAAAAGTAATTAAGAAAAATAAAGTAGTAGGAAAATTATTTTATCTATTTTTCTTAATACCTTGTTTTTTCCATGATTTAATAAGATATATTTACATTGAGTTTAGACACACACCTAATGTAGTATATACAGTATTTTTCCTAGAAATAGTATTGATTGCTGCATATTTAATAATACCAATAATAAAAAAAAAGCTATATACAAATGTATCAGTAGATAATGATAAAAACAATTTAATAAATATTAACATAAGAAATTTAGAAAATGAAATATTTATTTTAAATACGCAAAAAAGAAAAATCGAAAAGGAGTTGTCTATGGCAGGAATAAAAAAAGTTGATTTTGAAAAAATAAAAAAAGATGGATTAGATAATGAAAAAGAAGAATTAAAATTATTTTTATTAAATTTGGATTTTAAAGTAGATGAAGTGATAAATAAAATAGAGTTAAAGGAGGAAAAAGAGAAACGGGAAAGTGAAAAGTTAAAATCATCAAATAGATTAGACAATGCTATAAGATTGGTTCAAGAAAAGACATCAAAAGTAAGAGGAATAGAAAATCAAATAGAAATGAAGAAAGGTGAATTGATAAGAATAAAAGAGTTAAAAAAAGAGGAAAGTGATAAAGCGGGAGTTTTATTAAGAAAACCAATATGTTTAAGAAAAGAAACAAGATTATACGAGGTGTCAAGGGAATTAACAGATAAATATACAAAATATAATTATAATTATGCTTTAAGTGGTTGGTTTTTTATAAGAGCGAATAAAGGGTTTAAAAATGAATATAAACAAATACTAAACTATAACAATAGACCAAAAATATTATATAATTCATTTAGTAATAAATTAAAAGTAATAATGACAAGTGGTGATTATGATGATAGAGAGTTTATATATGATGCTTTACCATTACAAAAATGGTTTAACATAGTAATAAATTATGATAGTGGTGTGTTAGATATTTTTATAGATTCAAAGTTTGTATCAACAATGAATGGTGTAGTGCCACGAGATATGAGACCTAGTGAATTAGTGGTAGGAGGAGGAAATGTAGGAGGGGGAGTATGTAATGTAGTAATGTTTCCAAATTCGATATCAAAAGAAAGAATAGATTTAAATTATAAATTTTTAAAAAATAAGAATCCTCCAATAGTTTAGGTAATTAGATATTTAGATAATTTCTAATAGTATATTATATTATGTTAAATTTGCAAAAAATATTATTGTGGGCAATAGTAATAGTAGTAATTTATGTGGTATATACCTACGTATTTTTAGATTCAACATCAAATGTTTTATACAGTGGAGGAAATGCTAGAAACTCGACACAAATAGCAGCATCTAAGATTCCTGGAAATAAAAATTCAGTAGATTTTACATACTCGGTATGGATTTATATTAAGGATTGGCAATATAGATATGGAGATCAAAAAGTGATATTTAAAAGAACTAGAACAGAAACAGGAGGAGAAAAGAAAGATTACGTAAATGTTTCTTTAGGGGGTTCTACAAATAGATTAGATGTAGTAATAGGAACAGGTTCGCCAGGGTCAGATGATAATGCTATGGTAAATTCAACTACAATGTCAATAGAAAATATTCCAATTCAAAGATGGTGCCATATTATGGTTTCAACAAATAACAGAGCAATTGATATATACATAGATGGAAAATTAGTAAAAACAGGAATTTTGGATAGACCTCCATTTATGACAAATATCGAGAAGGTGCCAATAGATGTTTGTCCAAAAAAGGCTGGAAGTGATGAGGCAGGTTTTGAGGGAGAAATATCAAAATTTAGATATATATCAAGAACAATAAATCCAAGAGAAGCTTATGAGATTTACAGAGAAGGTCCAGGAGGAAATTTCTTAGCTGGATTAATAAATGCTTATAAGTTGAAATTATCATTTTTGAAGGACAATGAAGAAGTATCAAGTTTTTCACTATAAATAAAAAGTTATTGGTACATAATCAATAAGTTTTAAAATCTAAAAATCTTTAATAGTATATATAGATGTCTTATTCAGGTTTTCAAGAAAATTATAATAATCCATTTAGTAAAATTGGAGAAGGTATAGCTAATGCTGAAAATAGTGCCTCTTCAGTAGTTTCAAAATTTAGGAATAATAAATTAGTGAGCGGAACAACAGATTTTTTATATTCCAATTCACTAGTGGCAAAAGTATGTTTTTTATTTTTGATAGTAATATTATTTATAATAGCAATTAGATTGGGTTCTCGTTTAATGACATGGTTTTTATCACCATCAAAAAATCCAATAATAGTAAATGGATTAAGAGATGCGCAAAGATTTAAGGAGGTGCCTCAAAATCCAGCAGATGCCAATTCTGTTCCTATATTAAGGTCAGTAAATGAAAGAGACGGAATAGAATTTACATGGTCAGTATGGCTATTTATTAAAGATACAACTTGGGATACACAAAGAACACCAGGTGATACATCTACATCAAGTAGATTGAAACATATATTCAATAAAGGTTCTGGAGGAAATGTATCAGGAAAACTAGAGTTTGATGCACAGAAATTGGATGGATTATCATTTCCAAATAATGGACCAGGAGTGTATTTAGATGGAGGTTCAAATGACTTAATTGTATTTATGAATACCTATGCTAATGTAATAGAAAAAGTAACAATTCCAAGTATTCCACTTAATAAATGGGTAAATGTTGTATTAAGATGCAAGGGTAAACATATGGATACATATATGAATGGTTCAATTAAAAATAGACATGTGTTTAAAGCAGTGCCAAAACAAAATTATGGAAACATATATGTATCAAGAAATAATGGATTTTCAGGAAATTTATCAGCTCTAAGATATTTTGATAAAGCATTAACAGGAAATGAAATCGAAAATTTAGTTTCTGCTGGACCAAATTTAACTGCTGATGATAGTTTAAAAATATTCCCACCTTATTTTTCTCTAAGATGGTTTTTTAAACAAAGTTAATTTATAAAAAATTACTAATTAATTATAAATTAAATTCTAAATTTTTATTTAAAACTTAGGAGGTTCATCACTAGGGCTGCGTCCAGTTGAGCGCTGTCCGTGAACAACTATCCAAACACCTCCAACTCTGTGTAGAACAGATGTAAATACAGCAATATCATCATTTTGCTTACCCATATAATTAAATTTATTATGTGCGGTGTAACATACAAATGCCATATCTTTGCGTATGTGAAGTTTATTAATGGAGACAAGATGACTTTCCTCTACACTGACATTTGGATTATTCATCATTTCATTCCATTGTTCTTTATTTAATGGATTACCAGTTGGACGAATAAAAACACAATCATCTGCCATATGTTTCGTACTTAAAGTATGGTCTTTATCACACATATCAGTGATAATATCTCTAATCTTTTCTTCGTCTGTTTTCATAATCATACTACGAATAGGTGTAATCTCAGGAGGACATGCGACTAATTCTCCTAAAAAATCAAAACTGCCGTCATCATGGCGATGTTTAATATAACTTTCTTGGTCTTCTTTACTTTCCCATTCTTGCCAAATAATTAGCTTATTTGGATTTTCTCTAGATTCATACATATCTAAGGACTTACATCCTTTCCAAGAACGAGTGACACTAAGACCTTTATCACTATTACAAAAATTAACAAATTTATCTTTAGACTCTGTATCCTTAAGAGTAAAAACAGCAGAAACACGATAAGTCATTATGAGATATTTTGATATTGTATATTTAAATTGTTTTAATAAAATAAAATAAAATAATTTAAATATTAACAAGTTGATTATAGATTATGTTCTTAAATTAGGATTAATACAAATATCTCTTGTAGGATATATTTTATTTGAAGCACAAACATCACCAGGAGTCATTTCGACACAATGTCTATGTCTTTTATCAGTTCCAATATAACAAAAACCACCAGATTTTTTAGATTTTTTCAATGAACTATTATAAGAACTTTCTGTATCTATTTTGTTTAAATCTTCTTTTTTTTGAGTTTTGCTTAAATTTTTATTTTCAATAGGAGATTTTTGATTTATATTATGAACTTTATTGCCCTTACTTAAGTCAATATTTTTTTTAGAAATATCAATAGTATCCTTAGTTCCCTGAAGAAATCTATTAACGCCAACTTTAGTATTTTGAAAATACTGTGAAATATTAATACCGAAATGTTTCGCTAAAATATCTGTTTTTTCAGTAAAGTATAAATATGAATTGTAAATTAAAAGTAAAATAGATAAAATTATAAATGTGTAAATTAAAATATGTTTAAAACTCAAAGTAGTTGGAGGTTTAAATGTATTTTCACTTATAGAATTAGTATCAGCAAATGGTGATGATTTAATAGGAGTAACTGTTTTCATAATAGATGGTGAAGTCATTATACATTTTATAAATATTAAATTATTTTAGACATTATATAACTGATTTAAAAATTAAGATGACTTTATAAGTAAATAAAAATGTGTTTAATGTGTTTAGATATTGAATGTTCAAAAACAAGTTGTAAAAATATAAAATGTAAGCGTTATTTTTTACCTTTTATTTTAAGTCCAGTGGCAGCTATTAGTCCTGAAATATTTAATTTTTATTACTTTCCAATAGTAGTAGGATTTTCAACATTTATATTATTTTGGAATTTTCCAAAAATAGTTTATTATACAGCATCACGTCCATTATATTATGAGGATTTATTTATTGATGAAAAAAAATTGCCAAATTATGATGTAGATGAAAAATTAAAAAATAAATTCCAATCAATATTAGAATGGTTATTAATAATTACAAATACATTATTGGTTGCTGGATTAAGTGATTGGTGGTTGTATAAAACAACAGATAAATTTACATTAATAGAAATGATAGGAGTAACAGGTGGAATAATTAAAATTTTTCAAACAATAAATAATACAATAAGTAGATTTATGTTGAAAATATTAAGAAAAAGAATAAAAAAGGAAAGTAGAAGATTAGTAGAAAAAGTTACAGAAGAATCAAAAAAAGAAAATAAAATAATAAAATTTATGCCAAATAGACCTAGATTTGATACAATTTAATATATTTATTATTTATATATGAATTATAAAAAGTTATTATTAGTAGGTTTATTAGTTTTATTATTAGATTTCATATTTTTAAAATTGTTAGGATTTGGAAGTATATTTTTGAAGATGTTAAATAAAATACAAGGAGAATCAACAAAAACAAAAGTTTTGGGATTTATTTTAGCATATTTAATATTAATATTTCAAATATATTATTTTGTAATTGAAAAAAATTTAAATTTATTAGATAGTTTTTTACTAGGATTTTCAACATATGCAGTTTATGATTTTACAAATTATACATTATTAAATAAATATGATTTGAAAATAGGATTGATTGATTCGACGTGGGGAGGAATATTGTATTTATTAATTAGGTATATTGTAGGTGAATTATAAATAATAATTAAAATAAAATATTATTATTTATGAATTAGCGTCTCTTTCTGTGAGTGCGGCTCTTTCTGCGCTTGCGTGTATTTCTGCGCTTGCGTGTACTTCTTCTTGCTTTTCTGCGTTTTCCGCCCTTTAAGGTGCGGCGTGCGGTGCGTGATCTGGACTTACGTGCCATTATGTAATTTACTGAGAAAAAAAAGTTACGCATAAGTTTTGCTAAATATTTAAATATTAAATTAAATATTTAATTAAATTAAAATTAGTTTCCGATAATATCATCAGCATCATCTTCATCACGGATGTTGACCATAGGGGCTTTTCCACCTCCATTTCTGCAGCATGCTGCTTTCATAAGATTGAAGTGATATGACACTCCAACAGTGGGAAATAAACCTCCTTTCATATTTCCACCCCATCCAGTTGTAGCACCAGTGGAAACTTTTGTTGTTCTACCGTCAGCAGCGGTTATAGTTACTGTAGTAGTTGGGTCGGCATTGGGTGCGTAACCATACAAAGCGTTTTGTTTTCTTACTCTAGACATATTATATTATAATTAATGTATAGAAAAAAATTTAAAAAGGATAATCTGTACTGGTGAACAATGTCTATTTATTATCTAATTTCTGGGAACCATTCCACTAAGCGCATTCATTTTTTCTAATTTACTAATTGTTTTTTCTAAATTATTATTTGTCATACTATTATTAAATAAATAATCAGTAGCTGGTTTTATTTCATTTTTTTTTATTTGTTTGTAAATAATATTTATTTTTGATGTTATATTTTGAATTTGTTTTTCATCTTTTATAATTGGTATTTTATTGTCTAAAGGTTCGGTCAATAAATTAATAGCAAAATATATAATATATTTTCTTCTTTTTCTAACTCCAGGTTTATATCTTAAACAAAAAACACTCAATAGTGATTTAATAATTTTATGTAATCCTTTATTTCTATTATTAGCTTCTAATAATAAACATTCCCAAATAATCCAAATAATATCTTTTTGATTACTACTATCAACAGGGATATTACTTCTTCTTCCAGCTAAAAAAGATTTATGTTCTTTTTTATAAATATCTTCAAAACCTAAAATCCATTCGAACCAATAACATGCTAAAGAACCATTTTTTTGATTTTTTATAATATTCCATGAAAATTCATTCACAGCAATAAATAACTCAGTAGGGTCTTCTTTTTTAAAAATCTTTTGAGCATAAGAAGTGTTATTTGCTTTCATTTTATGCGAAATCATTGTAATATTAAAATCATCTTTACTAACTTTAATATTATCAAATGAATGTTTTTTTTTTGTTAAACATAAAACACAAACAACTTCCGCAAACAATCTTCTTATTTTATCATTATTCCTCATTTTAAGTATATTTTCTATATATCCATTATTAAGAATTTGTTTAAAATTTTCTATTCTTAATTCTAAGTAAATTGGTAATTTTGGATTTCCTAAATGTATATTTTTACTGCTAAATAGTAATAAAATTTCCCATAAATCAGCAAAGTGGCCAGCACATATAAATTCACCACTCCAATAACATGCGGGTTCTATTTTACCATTACTTAAATTATTTAGTAATTCTTTTTTTGCATCACTTTTTTTAAATTTTGAAAATGTAATACCCTTAAATTCTTTTATGTTTCTTTTATCAGTAATATCTTTATCATTCATTTTATATAAAATTTTATATAAAAAAAATAACTATAATACATATAAGTTATGAAAAAAAACTTAAATGTTGTTAAAAATGTAAAAAATTTAATCAAAAAATTAATCAGTTTTTTTAAAAAAAGTTTAAAAAAAATATTAAAAATAAAAGGTTGGTCAAAAATAGCTTTAATAACAGGAATAATTTTAATTGTTTTAATGATTGTAAATAAAGATATGATTTATAAAGAAGGATTTACACAAAAAGAAAAATTTATATTAAAAAGAGGAAATGAAATATATGATGAATTTTATACTGATATTTATGATGATTTAACTTTAGATAAAGTAAAAAATGATTTTGAAGTGGGTGAAATTAAAAGATTAATAAAAGTAAATTCTGTAAATAGAGTATTAGATATTGGTTCTGGATCAGGACAACATGTAAATCTATTAAATAAGTCTGGATTTAAAGCAGAAGGTGTTGATAAATCAGAAGAAATGATAAAACATTCTAAAAATAAATTTCCAAATTTAACATTTAAAAAAGGAGATGTATTACAATCAATGTTATATCCTGAACAAAGTTTTTCCACAATAACATGTTTTTATTTTACATTGTATTATATTAAAGACAAAAACACTTTTTTTAAGAATTGTTATAATTGGTTAATGCCTGGTGGTTACTTAATTATACATTTAGTAAATAGAGATAAATTTGACCCTATATTGAATGTAGCAGACCCTTTACATTTAGTAAGTGCTCAAAAATATGCCAAGAAAAGAATAACTAGTTCGTTAGTTAAATTTAAAGATTTTCAGTATAAAGCCAACTTTGATTTGGACAAGAAAAATAATTTAGCAGAATTTAATGAAATATTTAAGGATGATAAATCCAAAAATATACGTCAAAATAGTCATAAATTATATATGGAAACTCAAAAACATATATTAGGATTAGCCAAAAATGTAGGTTTTATTTTAAAAGGAAAGATTGATATGATTACAGTTCAGTATCAGCATCAATATTTATATCTTTTATATAAACCATCATAATTCGTTAGTATTTTATTTTTATTATTTAAATATAAATAAAATATGGCTGAATTTCAGAGACCACTACTAAGTTCAAAAGACGAGGGATACTCCGAATATACCCAGAAAGAAATACCTAGTTTTGATGATTTGAAAAATATGTATAATCAAAAATGGGCAAAAGAAAAACAAGATTTTCAAGCTCAATTGAAGGCTAATTTTTTTAATTTAATTGAAAGACACGCCGAAGGAAAACAAGAAATATTTATGCTGTGCGTTCCAGAAAGAAAAGAAAAATTATACATTAATGCTTTTTTAGATATTTTTCAATCTCAATATACACCTCATGTTGGTGATGTTGAAAGACTAGCAAATAAAAGAACTAGAAAACTTTATGTAACTCTTCCAGAAAGTTACCATTGACTGTCTTATTGTGGATTGTATAAACATTCTTATTATTTTTATGAAAATAATTTTGGAGATATTAAATTTGAAATAAAAAAAGAATTAAGTTGTTGTTTAATAAATTAATAATTTGTTTATATTAATTTATTTACGTATTGTTTTATTTTTTATTTTTTTTCTTTTTTTTTAGATTTTTTGTAACCACCATTTAATCTATTTCTAGCAGCATCACTTGCTTCTTTAGCTGTAATTCCAGCTAAAGGAGAAGGAAATCTACTTATATTCATTATTTTTTTTCTATAATCACTTAACATTGACATAGCATTTTCTATTGTATTTTTTTTAAATATGTCTGTCATATCTATATCATTATGTTTATTTATAAATGTAATATCCTTATTGGATAGTTTTTTCCCAATTTTTTCAAGATATGGTTTTTTATGATATTTCAAAAAATTATGTTTAAATGAGTCTCTAACAATTTTTAAGTTTTTTAAAATTTTTTTCTTTTCTTTTTTATTTTTAATCTTAGGAATATCTAATTTATAATCCTTTTTTTCTAATTTTAAAACTATTACCTGCATCAAAATATGAATATCCATTTATATATTGTTTTGAAAAGAATTATTAATTAAATTCTCAGCTTTTTTTGTTGCACTTTCACTACTTTGATTGAAAAATATACTTTTATTTCTATAAGGTAAAAACGGATAATCATTTAGTAATTTTAATTTAACTTTATTTAAAACATTTTTTACATAAATTATTTGTTGTGGTAAGAAATTTAATCCACTAAATGCTTGATATTTTCTTAAAAAATCTAGTTGAAATATAGTAAGTGTTTCTCCTATTGTTTTTTTATAAAATAATAAATTATATTCTAATGCAACATTTAAATCTTTAATTGCCATTAACCATTTTTTACTTTTAATTTTTGTTTTTGGTAATTCAAAATATAAATTTGTTTGTTCTCTTAAATGTAAAATGATTTTACTTAATATATATTGACCCGATATCAACACATCCATTAATATTATATTATATTTTCTTTTCGTTTAGTTTTAATAAATAATTAAATATTGATTATTTATGTATATATTAATAATAATACTAATTATACTAGTATTAATAGCTATTTATAAATTAAAATATCCTTTTTGGTCTAAGCAACCTGTTTTTCATTTTCATAATATAAAATATTGGATAATTCCCCCTGGTATTATTCAACATAAAAAACCTGAAAAAAATAAATTTTACGATCCAAACATATATTTTAACTCATATGAAAAAACACCAGTTAAATTAAAATCACAATTTTCTTATTTTATAAAAAGATTTTATTTACCTAATAAAGAAGAAAAATATTCACCTTCAAAAATGGACGTTTTAAATTTTTTTAAGTATCATAATAGAAAAGCATATTTATCAATAATGTTTGATAAAAATAATTTAAAAAAAATTATAGGAACTATGAGTACTAGACCTTTAGATTGTTATATTGGAAATAAAAAATTACAATTACAATATGTTGATTTTTTATGTGTTCATAAAAAATATAGAAAAAAAGGATTGGCACCAAAAATAATTTATAGTCATTATGTAAATTCAAGATACAATGAAAGTGAATACGTTTATTTATTTAAAAGAGAAGGAGATACAACTTCTATTGTTCCTTTAACAATATATAATAATTATTTATTTAATATTTCAAATTGGGATAAACAAGTTAAATTTGATGAATCTTCGATAAATACAATTTTAATTACCAATCAAACATTTAAATATTTTGTTAATGTTTATGAAAGATTAATGAAATCAAAATTTAATTGTATTATCACACCAAATTTAAATCATATAAGTTTATTGGTAAAAGATAAACAAATATTTATTACTGTTACAATGATTAATGGTGAAGTTTATGATTGTTTTATTTTTCATAATACTTATACAACCTATAATAGTAATAGAAGTATGGAGTTAATAGGTTCTTTTAAAGAAACAGATGAAAGTGTTTTTGTATTAAGTTTTATGTGCTCAATATCTTTAATTTATAAGACTTTAGTTTTTTCTAGATTATTTATTGAAAATATATCTAATAATAATGTAATTTTAAAAAAGTTGATGGATAATTATGAACCAATTTCAAAAAGCAAAACATCATATTATTTTTATAATTTTGGTTATAGACCATTTTTAAGTAACGATGTGTTTATTTTAAATTAATATAAAGTTTAAATACTAATTTAAAATATTATGGAAGAATGTCGCATAATTCAATGTTGTCCTACTGATAAAATAGTTTTAAGGTGTAAATGTTGTTGTAAAGGAAAATATTGCTCTATATCTTATATTACATTGAAACTTTTTTATAATATTTTTCTATTATTTTTTACATTGGGTTTATACTATTTTGATATTGTTAGTGATATTATAGTGCTTCTTGATTTAGAAAAGTCAAACTCAGAATATTTTAGTTTATGTTTAGTTATATTATTTTTACCTACTTTTTATGCACTAACAAATCAAAAGTGGGCTTTACCTAATTTAGATTTAAGAGATATAAGTTGTTTTGATAGAATTAAAACAATTATTGAGGCAGTAATGATTTTATTTTGTAGTTTTTTGTTTAATGTTCTACAATTACACGTAGTATTATCAGCATGTATGAGTTTTAGAAATTTTAACCAAGTAGATGTTAATGGAGAAAAATTAGATTATATTGATATTAGAATGACTGAATCTTTATTGGAAAGTGCTCCACAATCATTATTTCAATTATTTTTAATATTAAAAAATGTATCAAGTTATACTTATGACCAAATAACTATTTATTATTTATCAATAAGTGTTTCTATACTTAGTTTAGTAATTAGTTTAGTTTCTTATGAAGTAATTTATTATAACAATAAACGTATTCGTTTTTTGATTAAAAATATTCACAGTGCTGTATCTACTGATCAAACTTTAAATATAGATAGTGAAACTTTCTATATAGAGAGTGAGTTTAATTCAAAAATAGGAGGAATACATATGGATGGTCTAAAAAATGATAATTTATTTGACATAAGATATAAATTTTTAAAAAAAAATACTCCATATATCGGTTTATTATTTTTATATAGATTAACAGAAGTTAAATCAAGAATAGGTTTATTAGCAACAATTGGTAATATGTATAATGGATATTACATAATAATTTTTTTATTTTGTGATTTTTTTATTTCAACTATGGCAAATATATATAAATCCACAAAATATCCAAAAATTTGTGAAAAAAAATTTGAAGAATATATTGAAGCTACTTATGAAACAAATAGAATACTAAACCAAATATCCCAATTAAATGATTGTAGGTCAAAATCAGTAATATACTGTACACACTTTATTGAATTACTAAAAGTAATATTTTCTCCTCAAGGATTATTATCATTAATTAAATTTTTGGTAAAACAATTAAAAAGTCTGGCTGTTTTTAATCATTATTTTTGTTATTATATTTACAATGAAACTTTTTCATATATGGAGTACTCGATATCAAATCCCCGCCAGCCTATGGCCATAAGGACGAATGCTGATATGAAATGTAGAAGACAAGAGGTATTTAAGGTTATTTTTAAAAATCATTTTATGTCACGTTATTTAAATAATTTATGTTTATCTATTTTTATAATTTATAATTTATCAGTGAATACATATTCAGATTCTATTTTTTTAATATCAATAGGTAGTATTATTTCATTTATTTTAAATATTTTTTTATGGGGGTTAATATTATTATATACACGCAATTATTTAAAATACGATTATATTTTTAGACCTATTACGTGTTGTAAATGTAGTTGTTGCTATAAAAAATGTGGATGTAAATGCTGTAAAAAAGATACAAACAATCAAATAGAAAATGTAAATGAAGATAAGAAATTAGAATTAGATGATATTTGTGGAAAGAAAAAAGATGAAATAGAAACAAAATATCCAGATAGTGTAATTATTTAAGGTTAATATTATTAATAGTTTAAATAATATTAACGAGTATATTTTCCAGCACGAGCGAATGAATCAACAACAAAAATAGTAAAAACGCCTAAAAACATATATAAAACAAGTTCTTCTGTAACATTTTGAGTTTTTTCATCTTTATTTTCTTCTAAAAGATGAATCATATAATTTAGTTTTCTCATTAGTTCATCTTTAGATCCGTGTAAATTAGAGTTATTTGTAGCTTTATTATAATAAGGAATATAAGTGTTAAAATAATTTTGATAATTCATATCATTTGTTTTATTAGAATCTAATTTAGTGAATCCTTCAGGACTAACGGAAACGTCAGTTTGATTAAAATCTTCTTGTTTTTCATAGGGTTGTTTTGTTAATTCAGGATTAGGAGGAAATTGTTTAAATTCAGTATTAAAATCTGCTAAATCTTCTTCTTCATTATCAATACTTCCCATTGTGTTTAGGAATTGTTCAACTTTTTTGCTTTTTTTCTTTATTGTTCTATTTTTTCTTTTTTTTGAAGAAAATTCTTCATTTTTATTGTTTGATGAATAATCAGAATACGAAAGAGTTGATGCCATACTTATAAAAAAATAAGATTATAATTTTATATTAATATACTGAATAAAATATAATATAATTTTATAAATGAATAATTATAGTAATTATATTTTATTAGCAATATTGGTAGTATTAGTATATAAAAAACCTAAATATTTAAAGAAATTTGAGAATAATAAATTTTACATATTACTATTGATATTCCTAAATGGATATATAGCAAAAAATTATGGGATAATTTCAGGAATAATAATGACATTAATCGTTGTTATATTAATAGATTCTAAGGAAACATTTTGTAATAATATCAAAAATGATGAGGAAGAACATAAATTGAATATAAGAACTTGGAGACCAGCAAATTTTTCATCACCATGTCAAACAGATAATGATAGAATATTAAAAACTAAATCTGAATTAACAACTTTAAATGCGACTAAATAAAATTTTCTTACTAAATATTAAATATGATTAAAACAACTTTATCTTATTTAAAATCATTAAACAATAGTAAATTTTTCGCAGGATTAGTGATGATAATGTTAAATATAGGTTCAAAATATGTTACTGTTGAACTAAGTAAATCTCAAGAAGAGTATCTAAAAAATAATATTGGAAGACAAATATTGATTTTTGCTATTTCATGGATGGGTAGTAGAGACATTTTAATAGCTTTAGCATTAACTGCTATATTCACAATTTTGACTCAGCATTTATTCAATGAAGAAAGTACGTTATGTATAATACCTCGTAAATATAGAAATTATGAACATTTATTGGATTTAGATTCAAATAATGAAGTATCAGATGAAGAAATAAGGAAAGCTAGAGAGGTGTTGGAAAAAGTTAGAAAAAAAGATGAAAGAAGAGAACAACTTAGAAATTTAAATAATTTTAAAACTTTAGTATAATTTCTCACTAATTTATAATAGAATAATGGCTACAAAAATAGATAATAAAATAGATATAGATGAATTGGCTAAAAGAATTGAAAAAAGAACTCGTAAGGGAGAAAAAAAGACAACAAAATATAGTAAAAAAGATGAAAAAAAAGCTAGATGTGGAGGAGATGAATCAAAAACATTATATTCTGTAACATTTAATTATAAATCAAGACAACTGTCAGGCGATAAATTTTTTCCAATAACATATCGTAATTTTAATAGAAAATTGGGAGAATTAACAGAAAATTTAAAAGTAGGGGACATAGTTAGATATGAGCCTAGAAAACAAAATAAAAATTTTGGGTTAGAAGCTAAAATATTAGAAATAAAAAATTACGATAAAAATAAAAATACTTATAAAATTTCATTTTTGAGTCCGGTATTAGATTCTTCAAAAATAATAGATGGTATATTACAATATGAACAATACAAAGATAATGAAGGATATGAAAAAATATGGAAAAATTTAGTAAAAGTAAACAAAATTCAATTATATTTTTGTGAAAAACCAAATAATAGTAATATAAAAAAACATCTAGAAACTCTAGTAAATTTTACATTTTTAAGACATAAATATCCAAAAAAAATAGAAAAAATAAGTAAAAAAAAAAGTAAAATATCTTTCTGGATTCCTGAAAAATCAAAGCCAAATGAAAAAAGATTGATTGTGGTAAATAATACTTCTGTAATAGTAAAAATACCTGCCAACTTTAAGGTGAATGAATATATAACATTAGATATAGATCCACACTTAAATAGTGAATTTTATTCAAAAGAAATAAAAAAAGATATTAAACAAAAAATAAATCCTATAAGATTTATACCTTCTTATATTTTTTCTCAAAACGCAACTAAAATAAATACAAAAATATATAGAAAAGATTTAATCAAAACGCCAAAAGACCAACGATATACAATTTCTTCTGCAAAAATTGTAAAAAATCGGGGAGAAAAATTTACAGTAATAGAAGGTGAAGCAGGTTATAAAGATATAATAGTAAATGTTGATTTGACATTTAATTTAAAAACCTTACTTTCAAAAGGCCAAACTAGTAATATAACAAATAGAATTCACGATTTTATAATGAATAGTCAATGTGCTTTTGCTATGTCAAAATTAAGAGAAGGAGTAGAAAACGCAACCACTCCGATGCTTATTACAGAGAACCAAATTAAGGCAGAAAAAGAAGCAACAGAGAGGAAAAGAAGAAAGTCTATGCTTGGTAACCCGTCTTTAGTGAAACGAATGCCTGAGTTTAGAAAAGAACTTGAAATGGTAGCCAAACGAAAAAGTAGGAAAGTTGGTGGAAAACGTCGAAAAAAAAAGAAAACAAGAAAAAAAAAGGGTTCTGGTAGGCAAACAAGGTCAAAATATTTAAAAAAACAAATAGCTTTAAAAAAGCAAGAAATAAAAAAAATCAAAAAAAATTTAAAATTAAATCCGGAAGAAATTGATAAAAAAAAAGGAAAAATAGATAGATTAACTAGAAATATAAAAAATAAAACAAATAAGTTAAGAAATATAATAAAGAGAGGAGGTAAAAGAACACGTAAGAAGTAGATTAATACTATTTAAAGTTGTAATTAGTATTAATTTTTTTTATTTTTTTGTATAATATTTTCTAGTTCTTCAACTTTATTATTTAATAATTTTAATTGTTCAAGAAGTTCTTTTGTTTCATTGTTGGATTCTTTTATTTCATTTTCTTCAACTTGGTACCACCAGTTATAGGCTCCGGTAACACCATTATAACTTAATTTTATAATATTATAAGCTAAATCAACACCTTCATATAAAATAATACCTAGAACCATATATAGTAATTATTTATTATTTTTAATTAAAGTTAAGACTAATAGTGTTTCTTTCAGACTTTGGCTTTCTTTTAGATTTTTTTGGTCTTTCTAAAACAGAATTTTTCATTTCATTTAATTCGTTTACACTAACAACACTATTTGAATCTTTGTTTTGAGAAATATTAATTTTTTTGGTTTTTAGACCAGATAAAATATCATTCAAATCACTGGGTCCTTTCATTTCAGCTCTGGAAGTTTTACCATAATTATCCTTAACATTAACAGCATCATTGAATTGTGGTCTTCTACTGGCTGCAACATCAGGTCTAGAGGATTGTCTTGGCATTCTAGGAGGATTTTGTCTCATTTCTCTAGAAGGAACAGGAGGTGAGCCCATTGGAGGCATTGGACCAGAACCGTTTCCACCCATAACTCCTCCCATAAATTCACCGAAACCAGGATTACTTTGACTCATTGAATTCATGGCAGCACTTTGAAATTGCTGCATAAGTTCAGGATTTTGTCTCATTATATCATCCATACCAGGCATGGCAGATTTAAACATAGTATTTGTCATATGTAACATGGCACCACTTCCTCCAAGCATAAATAATAATTTTAGTTCAGGAGCCATTTTTGCTTTTCCTCCATATTTTTCATGTAATTCACCGAAAACATCATCATATTCATCAATATTTTCATTAACAGCTTCACTCCATCCATCTAGTTTTAAATCAAATGGGTCAAATCTTCCATTTAAGAATTCTAATCCACTTACAAATGCCATAAGCATTTTACCTTGAAATTTAATACTGTTTTTCTTTTCTCTTTCATTTTTAATCATTTCATATTCTCCTTTCATTTCAGCTAATGGAGATTCCATACTATATTTTTTAGTAAGTTGAATACCTTTTTTTTCTAAATCTTCAAGTTTTCTTAAAATTTTAAGTTTTTCTCTTAGTGTTTCTTCAGCAGATAAAGTAGGAGTAGGGGGAGGAGCGGATGGAGCAACAGGTATTTCGTTAAATGTTTTGAACCCATCATTAGTTTCAATCTTAGGATTAGATGTAGCTTTTTTGAGAGGTTCAACAGAAATTTCAGGGGGTTTATCAAATTTTAAAGAAATATTGTCATTACTACCATTAGAGGGTTTTCCAAAAATGTTGCTAGTAACATCAGTGAATGAAGGTCTTTTCATTTTTGGTTTATCTTCACTAATATCAACATTTCCAATATCATTAAGTTCGCTTAATTTTATATCAGTCTTTGGTGAAGTAGCTTTATTCTTATTTGGATTCATTAACATTTCAGCACCAGGTCCAAAATTAACACTTTTTTTTGGTTCTTCAATATTAATTTTAATTGCTCCAACAGAATCAGTACCAGTAACATTTAAATTAGGTTCTCCTAAATTAAGATTAATTTCTTCCATCTTATGTTTTAACTAGAACTTTTAATTTTAAGTAATCCGCATAATAAATATATTATTCAAATTTTTCTTTTAAAATTGTATTTTTTAAGTACCATCTTCCTTGTAAAAAACTATCGGCTAAATCGTCTTTTTTTTTATGTTTATTAAAGTGTTCTAACCAATTATTTAAAAAATTGTTTTCATTTAAAATATTTCTGGTAATTTTAATACTTTCATTTTTTCTTTCCGTATATGTAGTTTTTTTATTACCTAAAAATTCTTTTAATTTATTTGAAGCGGAAACTTCTTCAACTAAAGGTATATCTTTTTCAATAAAATGCTGCATAATCATACCTTGAAGTGTTTTCATTCTCATAGCAAGTGGTCCTATTTTATTTTCAACAATAACTCCGTCTACTTTAATATCATTAAAAATTTTATTAAATTTTTTTTTTAAGTTTCTTCCATATTGAACTAAATTAAAACTGTTCGCTTTTACTGATGAAATATTATCAAAATATTCAATTTCTAATTTTTTATTTAAAATATTTTTTAAATCATCTTTTTTAATTTTTTTTTCGAATTCGATGTCATATTTGTTTGCTAATTCTTTTAACTGATTAATTTTTAATTTTTTAATTTTATTAGTATTTAAATCTGTAGTAGGTATTTTGAATTCTTTATTTTTTGCGTGAATTTTACAATAATATTTATTATTTTTGGTAAATTTTGCTTTTTTATTACAAATTTTATTTGTTTTTGTATTTTTCTCTCCACAACAAAAATTCTTTTCATCACATAAATTAATAACATCCCATATTTTAATTTTGTAATCAAGTTTATCATTGATATTAAATAAACAAATTGCTAAATTTTTCATTCCAACATCTATGCTTAATATATTCATACAATTAACAGTTATTTTTTGTTTAAATATTATTTAGTAATTTAATTAATATTTAATTATAAAGAAGCTTTATTTAATAATATCTGTTCTTGAGTCATAATAGGTGCTACTAATTTAGATTGAAGCGCATGTTTAGATAAATATAAATTTTTTAAATCAGAATTTTCATAACCGTAAGGTCTAGATTTATCGGCAGTATCTTGAAATAAATATTTATTATGGTGTTTTGAATTTTCAGATAGTTTTACACAAGGAGAACATTCGTTACATGCCAATTCTCTATTTTTTTCAGTTAATATATTTCCGTTTTTAATTAACCATTGTCTGTAGTCATAATTATTTTTAATACCTAAATTATTCCTAAATTTCTGATTTGCTTCATATGAAGGATTGAAATTAGTAAATAATCTTCCATCACTCATAAAAGGAGGTGTATTAAAATGTATATTATTAGAACCTGAATAACAAGTTGCCCAGCTCATTTATATAATTGTTATATAAAATTATTCCGATGCCTTTATTAATTCAATTAATGGTCCTTTTTTTAATGATTTATAATTATTTAAACCTTTTGCTTCAGCAATTGCTTTTAATTCAGTAACTTTAAGACTATTATAATTAATATCATCTTCTTGACTACTACTTAATTCATTATCATCATCATCATTTTTATCATCATTTATTTCTTCTTCATCTTCTTGATTTTCATTATTATCTTCTTCTTCATCTTCTTGATTTTCATTATTATCTTCTTCTTCATCATCGTCCTCATCATCAATCTCGTCTAAACTGTCTATTTCCTCAATTTCAATATTATTATTAACTTCTACAACTTTATCTACTGTAATTTGTTTAACATCATTTAATTTAATTTCTTCAGTTTCATTAGTTTCTGCTAAAGAAAGTTTGGGTATTTCTTCTTCGTCATCGCTTTCATCACTATCGCTCACTTCTTCACTATCATCATCACTCTCATCATCAGAAATTTGAATTCTATTATCTTCAAGTATAATGTTTTGTTGTATTTTTTCATCAGATTCATCATTAGAGTATGTATTATCTTGATTTTGTTGTTGATATTGAAAATTTTCTTCATTATATTTATTCATATTATCAGTAGGTTGATAGTTTTGAACTAAATCAAAAACAACATCAACTTTTCTTTCTATTGTTGATATTTTATTTCTAAAATATAAGAATAGTAAAGTGCAACTTAATGCGCTTACACCTAAGCTAATTACTAGTCCTCTTGAAAAAACCATTATTACTTAATGATTATAAAATAAAAACATTATTCAAACGTATTATATTTTTTCTAAAATATCATATGTATTTTTAATAATTGATTTTGGATAATTTAAATTTTTTAAAACAGAAACGCCACCTTTTACGTTTGATATTCCGTTTGATATTTTGTATGTATAAATAGGGTCTTTATTTTGGTTAAATAAAGTTTTCATTGATTTATTTACAACTATTTTTTTATTGAATAATTTGCATAATTTAATGTAATGAGTAGTTAATAAAAATCTTACATTTTTATTTTTTGAAATGTGGGTTAAATATGAATATGCGCTACTAATAGCTTCATATGGATTTGTTCCTGAATATAATTCATCAAAAATACAAAAATGTTTTTTATTTGGATTATTTTCAATTAAATCTAGAATATTTTTACATCTTCTAGCTTCAGCTTGAAATAAACTATCTCTAGAGCAAGTATCAGGTATATTTAAATAACAATGAATAAAATCAAATAATTTGTTTTGTCCGGAATCGAAAAATCCAAATCCGATTTGTTGTGTTAATAAAATATTAATAGCAGTAGCTTTAATACTAGTAGTTTTTCCAGCAGCGTTAGGTCCAGTAATAATAATATTTTTTCTTAAATTAATATTGTTTTTAACAGGTTTATCAATAGATGGATGATAAATATTTTTTAAAGAAAATTTATCCCCAAAATTACAAATATTTAATTTTTTAGAAATTATATTGTTATGAACACCAATAATAGAATCAATATAACCGTGAAATCCTAGAGAATAATTAATAATATTGTTAATATTTTCATCATCATATAAAACAAAGAAACTTTTCATAAGTTTTCCAATATTAGAAAATTTACTTAATTTTTGTTTATTATTTGGAAGACTTCTAATAGAATTATGAAATTTTTGTAACTTATCTTTATAAATCAATAAATTTTTATTAAATTCTTTATAAGATTCTAAATCTTTTGTTAAGTTATAAAAAAATTTAATTTTTTCAATAGTATAATCTAAATATTCATTAATTATTTCAAATTTATTAGTAATATAATGTGTATTAATGTAAAATCTATAACAACTTAAAATATTTTGATATATATTCCAAAAAAACATTCCGGCAGCAAATAATAAATAAAGTTTATTTCCAATAGAAGCATTTTTAAAAGAAAAGAAAAGTTTTCCAACAGCATGATTTCTTAAATTTTCCTTAAGTATTTTATAATATGAGTTCCAACTTATAGGAAGATTCATCATTTTAAGAACAACAAATGGTATAATCAAAATAAATAATGGTGCAATTAATTGTAAAACAGGAGCAGAAATATTATAAAAGCTTAAAATAGATAAAAAAATAGCTGATCTATTAAGCCATTTAAATCTATTGAAATCAATGTATTGATATTTTTCTAAAAAATTAGTTTGTTCTTTAACATCATTCCAAGATTCTAACATATTTTCAATAATATGTTTTTCAAAAGGAAGAGATTGTATATTTTTATATAATTTTTGTGAGTCTTCTAAAAAAAGTTTATTTGTTGTAAAATATTTTGACCATGGCTGTATAGATAATTTACCTAATAATGTTTTAGGATTGAATGTATAATGATAAATGGGACGAGTATCTTTTGATATTGTTTCAACTAGTTCTAAATCTGTTTTAATATTTTCAGAAACTTCTATTTTATTTTTTAAATATTCAATAGGTAATTTAAAGGTTTCATCAGAAAAAAATTTGTTTTCTTTATTTAACATTTAAATCAAATAAAGAAAATTGTATTATTTATTAAACGATTTAATTTAATCCTAGGTGGGATGTATAATTTGCAGGCATTTCTTCAATTTGAGTGCTATAATAATCTTCAAATTTTTTAAGACGTGAAATATCGTGTTTGGTTTGAAAATTAATAGCTATACCCTTTCTGCCCCATCTACCAGAACGACCGATTCTGTGTAGATATGTATGTTCATTTTTTGGAATATCAAAATTAATAACAATACTAACCTGTTGAACATCTATACCTCTAGCAAATAAATCGGAAGTAATTAAGACCCGACAACCTCCTGATTTAAAATCTTTATGTGTCTTTTTTCTTTCTTCATCAGGCATTTTTCCATGAATTTTCTTAACAGGAAAATTATCTGCTTCCATTGCCTCTTGTAAATCATCAACTCTTTTTGTACTATTACAATAAATAATTGCTTGAGAGACAGTGAGACTGGAAAATAAATCTTTAAGTGTTTCATATTTTTGAACATCATTTTCAATATTAATAAAGTATTGAGCAATACCTTGTAAAGTAAGTTGTTCAGCTTTAACTAATATTTCAACAGGATCTCTAAGAAACTTATCTGTAAGTTGCTTTAAATCATTTGGCATTGTAGCACTAAATAATCCAATTTGAATACTATTAGGCATAAACTGAAATATTTTATACGTTTGTTCAGTAAATCCTGAAGAAAGCATTTCGTCAGCTTCATCAATAATTAATAATTTTAAATGTTTATTTGATAAATATCTTCTTCTAAACATATCATGAACTCTACCAGGAGTTCCAATAACAATATGTGGTGTGTTTTCTATTAATAGTTTTTTATCTTTTTCTACAGAAGTACCACCAACTAATAATTGAGTTTTAACTTTTAAAAATCTTCCAATATCATCTAAAACTTGTTTAGTTTGAATAGCTAATTCATGAGTAGGAGCTAATATAATAGCTTGAGTATTGTTATTTTTTTCATTTATAATTTGTAAAGTTCCTGTTACAAAAGCTCCAGTTTTTCCAGTACCTGATTGTGCTTGAGCAATAATATCAACAGGTGGTCTGTGTGTTAATGGATATAAAGCTTTTTTCTGAATAGAACTTGGTTTTTCAAATCCAAAGGCATAAATGCCCCTTAATAACTTTTGTTTTAAATTTAAAGTCTCATCATCCCAGGTAGAGAATGAATACATAATTTCTTTATTTGAGGAGTTCTGTAATAATGAAGTCATCTTAATTAATATAATTAATATATATTTAAGTTGGTTTCAATTTTAAGTTAATCCAAAATTGATATAAAAAAAAATATGTATTATTATTATTATTAGTTGTAAAATGATTTCAGTATTAAAAACAAAAAAAACATATAATTTAGATTTCTTTCTAGATATTGAAGAGAAAAATCTAATAAATGAATTATGCGAAGAAGTAATACAAAAAATTAATAAATTATCTAAGAGAGTAGGAGCACCATCTTATCAAAAAACACCTGTATTTAAAAGAAATAATTATAGAAATATTGCGAGGACAGTAAAAAAGGAAAATATAACACAAGAAGATTGGAATTCTATTAGAAATTTTAAAAAAACTAAATTAGAAAAAAATACTCAAGGCGTCGAAGCACAAATGGACAAAATTAGATGTAATTTAAATAAACTTACTGATAATACATATAATCTAGTATTGGATGAAATTATCTGTATAATTAAAGATGTAATTGTAGAGGAAGGTGATAATGGTTCAGATACTCTAGAAAAAATAGGAGAAGCAATCTTTGAAATAGGAAGTGTTCATAAATTTTGGTCATCAGTATATGCTAAATTATATAAAGAATTAATTGAACAGTTTTCTGTTATGAAAGATATATGTATCAAAAATTTTAAAAATTTTAAAAGTATATTTGAAGTTATAAATTATATTGATTCTAGTGAGGATTATAACTTATTTTGTGAATATAATAAACAAAATGAAAAAAGAAGAGCATTAAGTAGTTTCTTTAGTATTTGTGCCGAATTAGAAATTATTGAAAAATTAGAAATAGAATCAATTATAATTGAATTTATTAAACAAATCAAAAATGAAATGTATAAAGATAATAAAATAAATCATATTTGTGAGTTGGTTGAGAATATAAGTATAATGATTTTATCAGGTAAAAAATATTTATCTGAATTATCAAATTGGGATAGTATTTTAAATGATATAGAATATTTTTCAAATTTAAATCACAAAGAATATAATAGTTTAAACAGTAAAATTATATTTAAATTTATGGATTTAAATGATGATTTGGAAGAAGATTAAAAAATAATAATATAAAAACATTATTAATTATTATATTATTAATGAGTGTTAAGAATTTATCTTTTTCTTTAATTGAAAAAAATAATAAAAATAATAGAGAAGTAACATATGAAAAATTATTAGAAAATGTTAATGAAGAATCTAGTAAGTTAAATAACAATAATTTTGATGAATTAGGTATTGACGATTATATTTCTAGTGAACTAAATTATAGTGAAAATTATACAAAAAAACAGTTAGATTTAATAGCCGATTATTATGGAATAACAAAAAGAAAAAAAAGGAAACAGGATTTGATAGAAGAAATTGTTATTTATGAGAAAGAGATTTCTAATTATGACATTGTTCAAAGAAGAAAACAATTATGGTTTTATATGGAAGAAATTAGTAATGATAGTTTCTTAAGTAAATTTTTAATATTAGGCTAAATTATATGGTATTATCAAAAATTAATGAAAAAGTATCATACGCCGAACTAAAAAATATTGATGAAAATGATAAAGGAAGAGATGTTTCTATGTATCAAATTCAATTATTTAATATTCCTGTTGTTATTGCTTTAGGGGATATAAAATTTACATTTATTGATAATAATATTTTATTTACTCCAGTTTATTTGGTTGTTGATGAAACAAAAAAAATTTATCAAATTGGTGTTTATGAATTTGATAGTAAAGAATTAGAAAACTTAAAAGATGAAGATGGAGATTTAGATATATCATTAATCGACGGACCATTATTATATTCCTTTATTGATAAGTCTTATATTAATAAATGTATGATAAATGAAAAATTAGTTATGGATTATGATTCAGGAGATAATGAAAGTGATGAAGAAGATTTAGATACTGAAAATCCTGATGATGAGGAAGGATTAATTGATTTAAGCGATATTGATAATGAAAGTGATAATGAAAATTCAGATGATAAAAAAGATGATGATGATAAAAAGTTAAAAAATCCACCAAAAGTATTAGTAGAATTAAATATTGAAGATTATGAAGATGATGATGATTTTTTATTGACAGGTGAAAAAGAAAAAGATGATAAGAGAGAAAAGAAAAATTATAAAAATCCTGGTAAAAGTGATTCACAATGGATAGAACAATTTATGAGTAATAACAATTATGGAATTGTAGATAATGCCGGTGGAGGAGAATGTTTTTTTTATGTTATAAGAGATGCTTTTAAAAGTATTAATATAAATGCTGATATAAGGTCAGTAAGAGAAAAAATGGTTGAAAGGGTTGATAATACTGTTTATCAAAATTATATGGAGAGATATAATATGTATGATGATGAATTTAAACGATTAATGAGAAATATACCAAAGGAAAAAAAATTAAAAACTGTTCTTAAAAATGATTTCAATAAATTAGCAAAAGAAATTAAAAAAATGATTCCAGGAAAAAGAAAAGAATCTACAAAAAAAGCTAAGGAATTACGAAAAAAATACAATCAAAAAGAATTAGAAATTAAAAGAATGGAAGGTGAGCTTAGCTCAGTAAAAAATAATAGGAAAGAAGTAAAATGGTTAAAAAATATAAAATCTCTAGAAGATTTAAAAAATAAAATGAAAACTTGCGATTATTGGGCAGACCAATGGGCTGTGACAACATTAGAAATTGTCTTAAACACAAAATTTATTATATTATCTAGTGAGCAATATAAAAAAGGAAATTATGATATGGTTTTTCACTGTGGAGATTTTGTTCATCAAGAAATAGAAAAAAAACAATATTTTAAGCCAAAATATTATATTATTTTCGAACATACAGGAGACCATTATAAATTAATTAGTTACAAAGATAAAAAAATTCATAGATTTCATGAAATACCATTTGGATTAAAATCACGCATTGTGGAAAAATGTATGAAATCAAAAGGAAAAACATTATATAATTATATTCCTAAGTTTGCTAAGTTAATAGGTGATACTGTAGATATACCTATAAAAGAAAATAATAAAATTGAAGAAGATGATGAATCTGATGGAGAAGAAAAAGAAGAACAGGAAGAACAAGAAGGAGATATAGAAATGATTCCAACTCCAACTAGAGAAGATGGTGATTTATTTGATCCAAATATTGAATTTATCTTTTGGTCTAAATCAAGTGATTCAAAACCTGGAAAGGGAAGTGGTGAAAGTTTACCAAGTGATAAAAAATCAGCTTATGATGATTTATCAAAAGAAAAAAATTGGAGAAGAGTTTTATCAAATTTCTATGCTAAAGAAAAAGTAGATGGTGTTAGGCCTCCTTTATTTGAATTAGATGGAAAAAAATGGGCTTCTGTTGAACATTATTATCATGCTAATAAATTTAAAAAAAATAATAAGGAGTATTATGATAAATTCGCATTAGGTTCAGGTTCTTTATGGGAAGATGAACCATTAAAGGCATTACAGGCTGGTGGTAAAGGAGGAAAGGTTAAAGAAAAAGTTCCAGAAAGAAAGACACCAAAGGTTGTATTTAAAAGACCTGCGGATGTTTTAATGGATGATGATTTCTTTGATGGAAAAAATAATGAAATAGTTATGGAGAGAGCACAGCAGGCAAAATATGAACAGGATGAATATTGTAAGAGAATTTTGTTATTGACAAAAGAAGCAAAATTATCACATTATATTCCAAGAAAGAAAAAGGGAGAAAATTTGGTGCCATTTTATGATACTATGAGAATAAGAGATAAACTTAAAAAAAAGAACTAATAAATTTATAATATCAATATAATATAAGTTTATTATGAATATTGGAAAAAATTTTTTTTTTAAAAATTCAAAGACTCGTAAAAAAGGAAAGAAAAAGAAAACATTTAAGCGTAAAAAAAAGGAAAGAAAATGGACAGCTACAAATTATCCTTATAGAGATGTAACAAAAGGGGAAGCTATTAAGGATTTTTTAACTTTAAGAAAATTAGTACAACAAAAAGATTGGAACGCGAAATCAATAGCCGGAAATGCGTTAATAGATTGGGGGACAGAAAAAGCCCGAAGAAAAACAAGATACAGAAATAAATCATTTATAGAAAAGTGGAATAATAAAACAAGACGTAAAAAGATGTTAGAATTTGCCAAACGTCTTCATAAGAAGACATCAGGTAAATCAGTATTAGGAGCTACACGAGCAGCAATAGATTTGCAATGGGGCACAGTAAATACATTAAGAGCAGCAGCAGCAGCATGTATGTATAAAAAATATAAAGCAAAAAGAGTATTAGATTTTACAGCAGGTTGGGGTGCAAGAATGGTAGCAGCAATGGCTTTAGATATAGATTACATAGGAATTGATAGTAATAAAAATTTGAGAAAAGGTTACAATAGAATAATAAAATTATTGAAACCTTATACAAAAAGTAATGTAAAAATGTATTTTAAAAAGGCAGAAGAAGTAGATTTTTCAAAAATAGGAAAATATGATTATGTATTTACATCACCGCCTTATGAATATTTAGAAGCATATGAAAATATGAAAAATTATGAAGGAGATGGTAAAATAAAACAACCATCAAGTTCGCAAAAAATAAAAATGAAGGATTCCGCAAAGTTTTATGATGAATTTTTGGTGCCAACTTTAAAAAAAGCATATAAATATTTACCAAAAAACAAACATATATGTTTAAATATGCCTGATATAATGTATGATAAAATAAAAACTAGATGGATTCCTGTAACAAGAAAGGAAACATATAATATAGTTAAAAGAACAGGAGGTAAATGGGGAAAAGAGAAAAGACGTGGAAAGGAACTTATATTTTGTTGGAAAAAGTAATAAATAAAATAACAATATTATAATATATATATTATAATGTCGTTCACAATAAAAAGTGAAAAATTATTAAAACATTTTATAGATGATTTTGATAAGTATTGCGTAAAAAAAACATCAAGAGTTCAAAAATCAACAGATAATATCATTAAATTAATTTATAGGGATATAAAATTAACAGAATCATGGTCAAATGTATGTTTAAAAAATGATTTAATTACTATGGATTTGAAAAAAATAACAGATTCATTAAAAGAATTACCAAAATCAAGTTTAATGGATAGTTCATTTATGCCAGCTAAGATAAAAGATAAAATTTTATATAATATTAGAGGTTATATGAAAGGTAGTGTAATAATAAGAACAACAAAAATAAATGTATATTATGGTTTATTTAAAGATGTTGAAAAGGCAAATCATCGTAAAATAAAATTGGATATAATTGAGGCATTAAAATATGTAAAATTTATGTTTTTAAATATAGGATTAAGACAAAAGGTTAATTCATTGGATATTTATTTATATCTAACAGATGAAGATAAAAGAATGCCAAAAAATCCAATAATGGTTTTAGGTCCTAATAATTGTAATTCAGCAGTTACTTATGCTTGTTCTAGTGAAGGAAAAATTTTAGTTTATAGAAAAGAAGAGTGGAAAAAAGTTTTATTACATGAATTATTTCATAGTTTATGTTTGGATTTTGCTATTTCAAAATATGATATACTAAAAGAAAATACGAAAAAAATATTTAATGTAGATAGTGATTTTGAGATATCTGAATCATATAGTGAATATTGGGCAACAGTAATAAATTGTTGTTTTTTAAGTTTTAAATTATTAGATGATAAAAATAATGAAGAAGATTTTTTGTTATTTTTTGATTTTTGTATTCAATTAGAGAGAATTTTTTCTTTATTTCAAATGAATAAAGTTTTGAGTTATATGGGATTAACATATGAAACATTGTTTAAAAATGATTCAGCTAGTATAAGTTATAGAAAATTATTATATAAAGAAGATACAAATGTATTATGTTATTATGTAATAAAAACAATATTATTATTTTTTAATGATGATTTTTTGAAATGGTGTTTGTATAATAATGGAACAATAATAAAATTTGATAAAACTCAGCAAAATTTTTTTAATTTTTATAAGTTTATAAAAAAAAAATACAATAATAAATTTTTTTTAAATTCTATACTTAAAATGAGAAATATTAATATGGAAAAAAAGAAATTAAGAAATAATATTATTAATTTAACAGCTAGAATGACAATATGTGAAAATTGAAATAAATAGTTTAAAATAAATAATAATAGAAAAAAATAATGGGAGTAAAGTTGCTTTCAAAATTATTAAAAAATGAGTGTTATGATGAAACAGAAAAAATCCATTTATCTTGTTTATATGGAAAAAAAATATGTATAGATACAAGTATATATTTATATAGATTTAAAAGTCAAAATACATTAATAGAAAGTTTTTATGTAATGTGTTCTTTATTTAAAAAATATAATATAAAACCAATATTTATATTTGATGGAAAACCACCAATGGAAAAACAAAAAGAATTAGAAAATAGAAAAAAGGATAGAGAAGAGGCAAAATTATTATATGAAGAATTACATAAAAAAGCTTTAGAAGAAGGGTATGAGAATTTATCTGAATAAAAAAAAAAGGAGTTAGAAAGATTAAAAAGAAGCATGATAAGAATAACAAAAGAAGATGTAAATTTGGTAAAATCATTATTAGATTCATATGGTATTTGTCATGAGACGGCGATAGGTGAGGCAGATATATTATGTGCTAGTTTAGTAATAAAAAAAAAGGTTTTTGGCGTTTTGACAGAAGATATGGATTTATTTGCTTATGGAAGTCCAATAATATTAAGATATATAAGTTTATCACAACATAGTTGTATATTATATAATTTAAAAAAAATTTTGAATAAGTTAGAGATAGAAAAAAATGATTTTCAATTAATATGTGTTTTATCAGGAAATGATTATTATGAAAGTAAAAAAAATATTTATTATTATTTAAAAATTTATAAAAAGTATAAAAAATCTTTAAATGATGATGATTTATTAACTTGGTTAAATATAAATAATTATATAAAAGAAGAAGAAATAAATGAAATAGTAAATACATTGAATATTTATAGAAATATTAAAAAAGAATTAGGAAATTATAAAAATTTTAATATAAGATTTAGTTCAGTTTGTAAAAACAAATTAAAAAAAATTTTAGAATTAGATAGATTTATATTTTAATAAGTTACATATAAAATATTTTTTTTATATAAATTTATATATGAAGTTAGATATATTAACTTGGAATATAAATTTTATACATAATAATTGGGTGAAAAGACTTAACAATATAAATAATATATTAGAAAATGAAGTTGAGAATTGTGATATAATAGCTCTTCAAGAGGCGACATTACCTTTTAGTAATTCGATATTTAATATTCATGATTTTTTAAAAAATACAGATGTAGAACACTTTGATTGTACCTTAGTGGAGAGAAACGTATTATATAAATATTTAAAAAAAAATTTTCCAAAATATAAAAAATATGTGATAGGAGTATTTGAATATTTAATGAACAAGATGTTGTATTTATGTGTGAATATATTTTCTAAGTATGGAGAATATTTGAAAGATATATATTTCAAACATCCATATTTAAGTATATTAATATTTGTTATTTGTCCATTTATATTTTTACCAAGTTGTTATTTTTTTGGAATGTTGACAATATTTAATAAGAAAATTAAATATAATTATGTGAAGTCGGAATATATAGGAAATAGAAGAATTCAATATAGTGAATTAGAGGTAAATAATAAAAAAATAATATTTGTAAATATTCATTTAATTCCAGGAGGAGAAAAAAAGAGAAAGGAAAGAATGAAAGAAATAAAAAAAATATTATTATTATGTAAAAAATATGAAAATGTGATAATAGCAGGTGATTTCAATGCTGAAACAGATAGTAAGGAATATAATTATATGAAAAAAAAAGGTTATAAAAGTGCAGTGTATGAATTTTGTGGTGAGGAATTAAATTCATTTCCGAGTAATGAAGTATGTAAGTGTATAGATTTTGTATGGATAAAAGGTGATATAAAAGTATTAAATGCTTTAAATTTTGGGAACATAGATGCTAGTGATCATAAAGGTATTAAAGTGACGCTGGATATATAAGTAATTGAATAAATAAAAAATCATAAAATTTATTAAAATATTATGATTTATAAAATAATTTAAGCGGATGAAACAGCCTTACTTGCCTTAGCGAAGTGAGGGCTCATATAGCGCTGAAGGTTGAAGTAGGTAAGCTCATCGTCCTTCTTAAGCTTAAGAAGCTTGCGGAGCTTGGCATCAGCTAGAATGCGGCGTCCATTCTTGGGGTCCTGAAGCTTGTGAGCACGGATGTAAGAGTTAATCTCACGAGTAACCTCAGTGCGTGCCATCTCAGTTCCCTTAGGCTTACCGAGGAAACCGGCAAGCTCTAGACTAATCTTGGTAGGCTTAACGAAACCGCTGGGAGCACGGTTTCCAGACTTACGCTTCTTGCGTCCCTGCTTCTGAGCAAGCTTAAGCTCACGGTCGGTTCTCTTGGATAGAGCACGAACCTGAGTGGTTACTGCTGTAAGCTGAGAACGGAGAGAAGTGAGCTGAGCAAGGAGAGCGGTGAACTGGTCACCAAGTGCTGGAGCAGCTGGGGCAGCAGGAGCAGCTTCCTTAACAGGAGCGGCGGCAGCGGCTGGTGCGGCTACTGCCTTAGTGGTTTTCTTAGACTTTGACTTCGATACTTTCTTGGGCATCTTATGAACTAGTATAATAACTCCTTTTTAAGTCCTTTAAGGAGATAATATATATATATTATTCACTTGTATTATGCTGTTGTTGTAATTATTTTTTTTATAAATTTTGAACAAATGATTCATACAACCAAGGTAAGCTAGTTGCTGCATTTTGACTAACTGTTGTAAGTGCACCGAGAACATAATATGTTCCCAAAGATTTAGAATCTCTATCTTCTCCTTTTGTTACAAAAATCTCTATTATATCTAATATTCTTTTTTGTAGAACTTCATAACATTTATGATATAATACATTTATATTCACTGTAAAAAAAGGATCTCCGTGTTCAGGATTTATTTTTCTTTTTGTTTCGTTTGATATTTGTGCTCTATATTGCCATATATCAATTAATTCTCTTAAAAACCTTTTTAATTGAACTCTATTTAAATTTAAATACCAATTAGCATCTGTTATAAATCCATTATCATCTATTTTTTGAAATATACTAATTGCTCTTAATTCTATTTGCTTTTCCTTTGATAATAATTCTATATTATTTTCCAATTTCATATTCGGCGAATCATTAAATAATTTACCTATTTTTACGATGCTTGTTATATCTTTCATAATTTTTGCTATAGGTAAAATATTTCTATTATAAGGATTTTTTTTTTGTTTCTCCTTAACTATCATATTATATATTGAACAAATATCAAAACCATATACAAAATTATCCTTATCTTTAAAACTATAAAATTGAGAACTATCCAAATTTTTTAAATCTTCTAATGTGTAAAAATCTGTTTCATTCACACATTCATTATTAAATCCTGAACCTCTTAATTTATTTAAATATCTTCTCAAGTGACCTCTGAACAATTTTTGTATTTTCAACGCAAAATGTGAATATTTTAAATAATTAAATAATAAAAATATTAACTCTTTTTTATTTCCACTTACCTTTTGTTTATAATATCTACAAGCACTTTTTAGTTGACTAACATTATAATTTATTTCCAATATTTTATTATATTGTGAATATAATGGTATTTCAAATTCATTCATTGAAATTTTTTTTCGTTTTTTTTTCAATATAACAGCATCAAAAATACATTCTTTTAAAAATGTTTTTGGACTTCTTTGAATTTTATTTATCTTTATATTATTTGTAAGCATTATACTAGACATTTATTTATACATAATACATATTTTTTAATTATATTTTTAAAATATATAAACTTGAACTATAAATACTTTAAAGTAAATTATGTTTAACATGTAAATTATATGTTAAAAAGTTTAATATTTTCTTTATTTATTTTTTTTATAAATGGTCAAAATATTGAAAATTGTAATAAAATAGGAGAAATAACAAATAGTATTAATAATTTAAATCTAAATTCTATGGGGTTATATATTTGCTTGGAACCTATGAATTTTAATAAAAAATCTAGTGATACTAAAAAAATAGAAAATTCAATTAATGAAAAACAAGAAAAAGGTAAAAATAATATTCTCTCCAATTTTACAAAAGAAGACTCAAAAAATATTACAAATTTCAAAAATAATTCATTAATCATAACTAATTATACAAATATTTCTCAAACACCTTCTTTTTCCATTTCGTTCCCATCACCTGTTTCTTCTCCATCTCCTTTATTTCATCCCTCCCCTGTCTTTTCCCCATCACCCCTTTCTTCTCCATCTCCTTTATTTCATCCCTCCCCTGTCTTTTCCCCATCGCCCCTTTCTTCTCCATCTCCTTTATTTCATCCCTCACCCATTTATTCTCCATCTCCAATATTTTATCCCTCACCTATCTTTTCTCCATCACCTAATTTTCATCCATCACCTATTTATTCTCCATCTTCAATAAATTTAATTTTATCCGAAGAAAAGGTCTTATATTATCCGTCTCCTTCATCTTTTATTGAACCATTAGATACAAATAATCCAATAAAAATAAATAATAATAATAATGGTTTAGTTATAGCTTTAATTACACTATCTTCATTAATAAGTATTGTTTTATTAATAATTATTGTTTATTTTTGTAATAAGAGATTTAAGAATAAAGAAGAAAAAATTTATAGTTGTAGAATGTTTGCTAGTAAAACATTGTCTAATAAAACTAATGAAATTGTAACATCAGATATTGAAACTGGAAAAAATATAGAACTCGAAAAAAAAAATGGAGAGAATGAAATAAAAAATAATTCTTTAAAAAATAAAAAATTAAAAAAAAATATAAGAAAATTAAAAATTGTAACAAATGCCCATAAAAATATTTTAAGTATTCAAGGAAATCCAGAAAATAAGAAATCGCCTAGAATGATTATTAGAGAGATAAATAAAAATGAGCAAAAACTTGAGGAAAAAAAGAAAGAAAATAACAGTATGGCAAGTAAGTTGATGTTACTAACAAACACACCATAAATATAGTCAAGTAAAGATATTATGTTTTCAAAAACTTAAAATAATTTTGTAAAATTGATTTAAAATATTCTAGTGATATTAAACTATAATAATGAGTTCCGCACAGCAGATGTTCGTAAAAGCAAAAGAGTTCCAGCCTTCCCAGACTACTTATGATGAGCCACAGACTAACAAGAGAGGTGGTAAATCAGTAAATATTCGACTTAAGGGTCAGCCAATTGTTCTTCAAGTTCCTCTTATGCTCACTTGGGGTGTAAATGAGTGGGTAGATGAACAGAATGGTTCAGTAAAGTATGATATGTCTCTTCAGTTTGACCCGCAAAAGAGTTCCTCTCAGCATAAGTTCCTTCAAGCAATTAAAGATTTTGAGGAAAAGGTTAAGAATGATGCTGTTCAGAATTGTAAAAAGTGGTTCGGAAAGAAGATGAGTCGTGAAGTAGTAGATGCTCTTATGTATCCAATTCTGAAGTATCCTAAGGATAAGGAGACAGGAGAACCAGATTTAAACCGTAATCCTACGATGAAGCTTAAGGTTCCATTTTGGGAGGGTCGTTATAATGTTGAGATTTACGGAATGGATAAGAAAGCACTATATCTCCCACCTAAGTATGGAAAGGGTGCCGAAGGTAATCAGGCACCTGAACAAGATTCTGGTTCATCACCCCTAGATTTTGTTCCTAAGGCTTCTCACGTAAAGGGACTAATTCGTTGTAATGGTATGTGGTTTGCTGGTGGTAAGTGTGGTGTAACGTGGCAGCTAGTTCAGATTCAGGTTCGTCCTCCTACTCGACTAGTAGGTTCAGGAAAATGTCATATCGAGGATGATAGTGATGATGATGAAGTAGCAGCTGTACTAGATGAGAAGGATGATGAGGAGGAAGCTGAGGAGGAAGGTCCCGCACCTACATTTGATGATGATAATGACGATGATGAGGATGAGCAAGAAGAAGAGCAAGAGCCAGAGCCAGAGCCAGAGCCAGAGCCAGAGCCAGAGCCAGTTAAGAAAAAGATTAAGAAGAAGATTGTGCGACGCAAGAAGAAGTCGAGTGATGCTTAAATAAATATAAATTATTATTAAAAAATTTTATTTCCACTGTACCCGAGTCCGGTCAAAGGGGGGCGACTTAAGATCGCTTGCAGATGCTTCGTGGGTTCAAATCCCACCGGTGGAATTATTATTATTATTATTATAAATTTTTTTATTGAATTTATAATAATTAAATACTTATTTATAATATATGAAAATTATTATTGTTTTAGGTAAAAAATTACTACCATCAGGTAAAATTAGTAAAACATTAAAGAAAAGACTTGATAGTTCTATTAAATATTATAAAAAAAATGATATATTTATTGTAAGTGGAGGTAATGTAGCAAAAGTTAAACACACAGAAGCTTATGAAATGAAAAAGTATATATTAAATATATTACCGAATGCTAAAATTATAACAGAATCAAAATCTTTATCCACTATTGAAAATATACAATTTTGTAAAAATATTTTAAAAAATTATAATAATAAAGTTTTATTAGTGACATCAAAAAACCATTTAAATAAAGTTAAAAAAATTACAAAAAATTTGAACTGGGAATTGACAAGCTAATTACACAAGAAATACTTCCACATAAATATCACCTCTTAATGAAGTATCATATGTATGATTTTCATTAATCTTTAATATTCCATTATTTTTTAATAAAACTATTTGTTTTTCTTTTGTTATTTTTAAAGATTGACTATCAAGTTTAAATTTTTTCTCTCCAATATTAATTTCATAAAACCCATTTTCAAATAAATTTACAATAGGTATTTGTTTTTGAATATATATATTATTATTTTCATTAATCCATATTTCTTTTGATATTTCTGGTTCACACTTTACTATTAAATCTTTATCTTGGAGAGAAAAAATGTAATTCATGATGCCATAATGGAATATAAAATTCTTTATCTTCTATTTCTAATTTAAAAATATTGTCATTTAATAAATCATTCAAGCTAGGATTTAATATAATTATATTATCATAAACCATTTTTTTTTGTAATGACTTTTTATATTGCGATAATAAATGTTCATCAATTCCTAATACATAATTAAATTTTGATAAAAAATCATAAACTTGTTTTGCTTTATTTTTATTTAATTTATCAAATATTTTTATTGATATTTTATGACAGTCTTTAATAATTCCAGTAAAACTTGTATCAACAAAAAAACTATCCCATGTAGTTTCTGGAGAGAAATATTTCATACACATTTTTATTAATTCTCTATAGTTAATATTTTCATCTATTTCTATTTTTTTATCTATATTTTCATTAGTAACCAAGAAATCATACGCCTCTTTTACTTCTTTAAACTTTTCTCCATTATCTTCTTTATATTTATCTGGATGATATTTTAATGCCATTCTAAAATAAGCCTTTTTAATACACTCGGATGTATGTTTTCTTTGTATTTCTAGTATTTCACATGCTTTATTGTAATTCATATATCTGTATACATAAATAAAATATAAATCCCTCTAAGTGATAAATAGGTCTATAATTATTATTAAATAATTTTAAAAATTTATGAAGTTGTATAATAACATTTTTAACTTTATCTTTTTTTATTTTTTCTTCATCAATAAGTTTTTTAACAATATAATAAATACAATTATGTATATTTAAATTATAAATAAATATTTCATATAAATTTTCTCTCATTTCTAAAAAAGTTAAGTTTTTATAATCTAATATTTTAATTATTATCTTATCACAAATATTTTTATTTAGATTAGTAATATTACTAACTTTTCCTTTGATATTTTTAATATTTGTAATATCTTTTGTTTTAATATTATTCATTAATGTTTTACTAGTTATTTTAATATAATCACCTTTTAAAGGTCTTTTTAATGGAATTATTTGGCACCTATTTAAAATATTATCAGGTATAAAACTTATATTTTCACTAATAAGAATATAACATATATTGAGATTTTTATGTTTTAAAGACTGCATATAACTATAAAATATATCTAATAATTCACTATGAATCATATGAAAATTTTTACATAATATAATTCCAAATCCATTAGGTCTTGCTGATAATATGTCCAATATATGATAATAAATATCATTAAATAATAATTTAGCATGACATCCTAATAGTTCCATATCAATTTCAAAATGAATATCACTTACCTTAAAATCATATTGTTTTTTATTATTAAAATTAAAATTTATTTTTCTTTCAAATCTTAAGTTAGTAGGACTATAATCTTTAATGTATCTTAATACCTGAGTATATTTACCAATTCCTGATGGTCCGTAAAAAATTAAATTGTTTTGATTTTCTACATCATTTATCATTTCATTATAAAAATCATTCATATTATTGTGAAGATTATATTTATTACTTTCTATTATATGTTCTTCAAATTTTGAAGCAAAATATTTCATAATATAAATAATATTATTAAAGCTTGTTTAATACTTAAAAAATTAAAATACTTTAATATAATGGATAGTAAAGTAAATAATATTAAAAATATAATTTACATTAAAAAAAATATATACCCAAATTTATCAAATATATGGTTGAATTATATAGATGAACAAATAAAACAACTATATATAACATTAAATAAAGCAGAAAAAATTTTTAATAATCTAGATAAAGATATTTCAAATGAAAGCATATTACTATTATATTTATTAAATAATTCATAAATAATATATTCATTTCATTATGATTTAAATATTATTTATCTTTTATATTTAATTATGTATCTTTCAATTAATCATAATGAATTTAATCCATACAATATTATTATAAGTGAAAAAACAAAAAACAATGTTATGCCTGGAAGTGATTTTCACAGACTTATATTCAGTGATGAATATTGTTCTACTTCAGGATTGTTTATTACATTTTCATTAGAAAATGTAACAATAGATAAATATTTTAATAAAATTAAATGTCAGTTTGAAAACACACAATTTAATAATATGAACATTACTGGTATAAAATGTATCGAAAAAATGATATTAAATAAATTTAATAATATAAATAATAAATTACTGACTTGTAGAATAAAAGAACAATTAAAAAATGGATTTATAAAATTATACGGTGATGATAAAATATCATATGGAAGACAAAAAAAAATTAATTTTTTACTAAAAATATCTGGTATTTGGGTTTCAAATCAATCTAACGAATTTGGTTTAACATTTAGATTTTTTATATTCAACAATCGCATTTGAGTTTTCCAAGAATAATCCATATTTGACCTATAGATACAGCGCTTATAACTGTTAATAATAAAAATAATGATACTAAAAACCAATTATTTAAACTATATAAATTTCCACTTATTGATTGAGATATTGTTAAAATCATAATTAATAGTTGAGAACATATAACGCTCAATGATGTTGTCATAAAAATATTATATTCCTGAGGTATATTTTCATCTTTGCTTATAAAATCTCTATGTTCAAAATTTACGTAAAATAAACCACCTATTTGAAGTAATATTAATACTGAAATTATTTGAAATGCAAATTTTCTAAAATAAGTTCCTCCTATAAAAGCAATGATCATTAAGAATATTAAATTAATCATTAATTTTGTATCATTTGGTATAGTGGCAAATTGAGAAATAAATTCAACTATCGGAACAAGAATAAATAATATCAACATAATAGACATTCTTTGGTCTTTTGCGAGTAATGAAAATAATCTATAAATCATACCTTTTCTTTTTTTTAATGTATTTTCATTAATATTTTCATTTAATTGATTAGTTGTCGCACCACCACGTTGTTTTGATTTTCGTTTAGGCATTTAATATATATATTTATTTTATATTTAATATTTACAAAATTTCACTATATTTTCTAAATATGTTATTACTAAAAAAATAAAATACCCTTATTTTATATTATGAGTAATTTTATATTACAAACATCTCATCCTTTAATTCAAAGTGAGCAAACATTTGTATTAGATAGAAAGGTTATTTCTGTTCATTCTATTGATAGAGATTATAAAAAATGGCCTAATAGTAACAGTTTTGGTATTGATTTAGGAGAAGCTTTTCATAATGTTCAATCATTAAGACTTATTGATTATTCTGTACCCTTAAATAATTACACCTTTTCAGAATCTTATCAAAATACTAAAATGTCTTTTACTTACACTACTAAATTAAGATTAACTTTTGGAGCTGATAATGCTACACCTATTTTTAATGATAAAGATGGAAACGCATTCTCAAGTAATAAAGTTTTTATAGATGATATATTATATAAATTATTTACAACACCTACAACAGGTTATTGGTATAATGATAATGCTGAATATATTAATATTTATGTTAAACAAACTGATGGTTCATTTAAAATTGTTCCAAATGATAGTAGTTTAGTGTCAGATGCTGTTCCAAAACCACCATTTATTAATATGGATAATACAAACATACAAATAGAAATTAGATGGGAACCCCCCGATTTTCAAATAACTGTTCCTGAAGGATCATATACTGCTGAAAATTTAGCAAAAACAATTGAATCTTTAATGAATAAGGAAATATTTAACGCATCTGCTGATATTAGTCATAATATGTTTCCACTTACTGGAAAGTCAGATAATACATTTGATTATAATGGATTAATGAAACCTCATACAGACGAAAATTCTGTTTGGTATAGAAATCCAAATAATACTTCCAATTGGGGCTTAAGACCTATTGTTGTATTTTATGATAAAATTTCTAATAAATTATTAATTGGCTCTAAACAAGGAGAGTTTTGTTTAAAATTTTCAAATCAAGAAATTTATGACCCTACTTGCGATGTAAATAAAGCTATATTTCATCAATATACTAAATGGGGACTACCTTCTTATATGGGATTTGATAAAAATGATATATCAGGTAATGCTACTGATATAAGCAGTAATACCGATTTTTATATAAAAAATATTGGTGGATTATATTTACATAATGATGTTGACACACCCTGGTTGACTCCAGAAGGAATAACTGAAATCGTTTGTTCTGGAGCAAATAACGCTACATTTAAAACAAATACTATTACTAGAAGTGTTACTGCTACTAATAATTTAGATATTAATGGAGAAGATGCTATTTATATTGAAGTTGATAGATATAATAATATTGATGAAATTTACCCTTATTCTGAAAGAACCGGTCATTTATATAATAATGATTTGGGTCATAGAGTTAATGGTTCATTTGCCAAATTATCACTTCCATCAAAAAATGATTTTTCACAAGGTAGAGGTCTTAGACCAACATTATGTACAAATTTATTTCACAGTGATCCACCCATTCAAAGAATAGACAGGCTTAAATTTCAGTTTCGATACCACGATGGACGATTAGTTGATTTTAAAAATTTACCTATTAGTTTAACTTTAGAATTCAATATGTTAAAAGATGAACAATCCAGAGGAAAATTTGTTAGAATTCCACATTTGTATGGTTTATAATTTACTAGAAACCCATTCTTCATCTATTTCATCTAAACTTACTCCTTTCATAGGAATAAAATTAGGTCTATTCATCTTTTTTGTCTTATAAAACACATAAGGACCGTATTTTCCCTTTCTTACTGATATTTCGTCTGTTATTACTTTTAGTATATTTGGATTTGATGTTTTTTTTCCTTTTAATACATCTAATACATCTTTTAAAATAATATTATTCATCTCTTTTTTAATATGACTTATAGAATGGTTTTTTCCTTTATATGTTATATACAATCCATATTTACCTTTTTTCAATATTACTTCTTCTCCTTCGTGCTCACCTAAATTTTTGTTATTTAATCCACCTTTTTTATTTTCAATTATATCCTTTAATTTATATTCTCCATTTTTTAATTTTTCAATATCTATATTTTTTTTTACTCCTATAAAACTAGTATTACCATCTTTTTCACATTTAATTACTGGTCCATATTTTCCTATCATATAAATATGATTTTCATCTATTTTATAACTCTCTCTATGAGAACTACTAATGTTTTTTGATAATTTTTTGATTTCATTATTACATCTGTCACACAATGAATACCATATTTGATTGCCATTTGAAATTTTATCTAAGTCGTCTTCCATATTTTTAGTATAATCATAATTAAATAATTCATCAAAATTCTTTTCTAAAAATTCATATACCATAATGCCTATAGGTTGAATTATCAACTTATTTTTTTCATTTCCAAATATTCTATCTGTTTCTATTTCTTCTAAATCAGTATCAACTAGTCTAAAATCTTTGCATTTTATTTTTTTTCCTTCTACATTTTGCTTTGTTACATATCCTCTTTCTTGAATTTTTGATATTAAACTAGAAAATGTAGAAGGTCTTCCAATACCCTTTTTCTCTAACATTTGAACTAATCTTGCTTCTGTATAATTTTTTTTTAAATCTTTTAGTGTCACCTTACTATAAATTTCACTATACTCCAATGTTTTATTTTTTTTCATTTTTAACAAATATCTATATAATTTGTTTTCTTTTTCAAAACCTCCAACTATTTTCCATCCTGGAAATATTACTTCTTCACAACTATATTTGTAAGTATGTTCTTCAGGAGATGATATTTTTGCTGTTATTGAATTGTAACTCGCAATTGTCATACAACTTTCTACAGTATTTTTCCAAATGAGATTGTATAATTTTACTTCTCTTGAAGTTATTTTACCTGAAACATTTATTGTATTTAATTCTATTTTTGTTGGTCTTATTGCCTCATGTGCTTCCTGAGCATTATTATCTTTCTTTTTTTTACTACTACTATTTTGTAGTTTATCAATGTTCTTAGTTACGTATTCACTTCCATATTGAAGTTCAATATATTTTTTTGCCTTTTTTACAAATTCCTTACTATATGTAATACTATCGGTTCTCATATATGTTATTAATCCATTTTCATATAATGTTTGTGCTAATCTCATTGTTTGTTTTGGAGAGAAGTTATATTCATTACTTGCTTTCTGTTGTAATGTGCTAGTAGTAAAAGGAATAGGTGGATTTTTTTTTGTTATTTTTGGTTTTGTTACATTATATTTATGTTCAAAATTAACACTTTCTTCCAGGAAATGCTCTATTTTTTTTTCATCATTATAGTTATAGTTTAAAACAAATTCAATATTTTTATTAGTAAAAGTTGCTGTTGTTTCATAAACCTTTTTCCCAGGAGAATTATTTATTAATTTATGTTGCTCATAAACTAATCTAAGAGCAGGTGTTTGACATCTACCAGCACTTAAGCTTCCTTTTGTATTTCTACTTATATGTTTCCAAAGAATCGGACTTATTGTATATCCTACCAATAAATCTAATACCTGTCGTGCTAATTGGGCATTTACTGTATTCATATTAATTACTGTAGGATTATTAATTGCTGTTTTTATTGCTGATTTTGTTATTTCATGAAATATTATTCTTTTAGTTGATGATATTGGTAAATTAAAAGTTTTACATATATGCCATGCTATTGCTTCCCCTTCTCTATCATCATCTGTCGCTAATATAATTTCACTAGATTTTTTTATAAAATCTCTTAATGATTTTATATACTTTCCTTTACTTTTTATTGTTTTAAATACTACATCATAATTATTTTTTATATCTATACTTTTAAGACCGTTTGCTATTTCTCTTATATGTCCAAAACTTGCTATACATTTATAACCATTCCCCAAATAACTTTCTATTTTTTTACATTTAGCTGGAGATTCAACTATGACTAATTTCATATTATTTAAATAAAAATCAATCTATTTAAATAATTTCAATTTTGTTATAAGGTTTTTTTGTATTCTGACCAGGATATATTTTTTTTAGGTTGCACAAAGGTTTTTTTTTCTTTATCAGCTTTTTTATCTACTTTTTTTTGTCTTTTCATAGCACTATCAATATATAATTTTTTCAATATTTTACCTACCTTTATTGATGCTTCATGTTGGTCAATCTTACTATCTTCTACATCTTTTAAACATAAAATTAGATTATGTAATATATCTAAATCTAATTCATTTTTTTTTAATCTTAAAAAAATATTCGTATAATTTGTATTTAACCAAGCACATTGTGAATCAATCATTCTATCTATTGATTTCTTACCTAATCTTGTATATCTTTTTTTTATATCCATCATAATAGAAACCTGTTCTCTAATTTTAGAACTATGTTTTAGTTTTCTAATTTTAGTAGTATTATCAGAAGCTCCAGATTCCTTTAACATTTTATCAAAATTTAATCTAGTCTCATCATCTATTTTAAAAGACATATAAATTACTATTATTTTTCTTTTTATATAATTTTATCGCGTTAATATATATATGACAAAAATCAGTGCACAGAAAAGAAAAAAAAACACAGAACTATTGCAAGCATTCTTGACGGATCTACGCCGAAATAATAAATATAATAAGAACGCAAACACAACCAACAAGAAAAAGAAAAAAAAGAAAAAAAGAAAAAGTAGAAGAAACAGAAAAAAATTAAAAGGAGGAGCTGTTAGTTTAAATATAGTTAGTCCTAGTTCTCAAAATGTTAGTTCTAGTGGAGCTATTCAACAGGCTATAAGTAAGCAAAAATTAAATTCATCAAATGTTGTAGAATTAAATAAAGCTATGGCTGGAGGCGGAGGCCTTATTGTTCCTCAAATGTCACAAGCTGGAGCTGGAGCTAATACTTTAATGAAGGATGTTGTTGATTTACAATTACAGGCTAGAGCTAATTCAGAATATGACAGTTTAGCATTACAGGGTAAAAGTAGAGGTGTCGCTGGACAAACTGGAGGAAAAACTAAAAGAAGAAGAAGAAGGAAATCAAAAAGAAAGAAAACTAAGAGAAAAAGAAGAAGAAAAAGAAAAACAAAAAAAAAGAAATAAATTTTTATTTCATATAAATTTTATTAAATAAAAATAACATTATATTTTAATATGAAGTTTGGTGATATAATTAAAGCAATATTTATTATAGTAATATTTTTATTATTATATTTTTCATCAATTATTACAAATGGTATTCAAGATGTAAAAGATAATTGGCCAAAGTATAGGTGTTCTCCAACATATATGCCTATGGCTGGTTATTTAGGATATGATACACTTGAAAATTTTTCATACTGTGTCGGTAATATTCAGAAAGACTTAATGGGATTTTTTTTAGCTCCTATTGAATATATTTTAGGAAGTCTTGGTTCTACACTACAAAATTTACTTGATTCATTTCAAATGGTTAGAAAACTTATTAATACTTTAAAAGGTTCATTTGGTTTTATCATTGGTGATGTTTATGGTATGTTTGTTAATATAATTATGCAATTTCAAAAAATTATAATTAAAACTAAAGATACTGCTATGAAACTCATAGGAATTGTCACTACATTTATTTATATGATAGAAGGTGGTAGTCTAACTGGACAGAGTTTTGTTAATGGTCCTGTTGGTGAAACTTTAAGAACTATTTGTTTTTCAAAAAATACTAAAATTAAATTACAAAATGGGAAAATTAAAAAGATAAAGGATATTGTCTTGGGTGATATTTTAGAAAATGGTAGTGAAGTTTATGGAACATTAAAATTAAAAGGAGGAAAAGATTCACCATACTATCAAATATGGAGTAATAAACTAAATGAATATATTTATGTTACTGGAGAACACAAAATATTTAATTCAGAAAACACTGATGATTCAACACTAAATAATTATATTCCTGTAAAGGATTACAAAAATGCTATTAAAACTGGAGCATTTGATAATGTTTTATATTGTTTAATTACTGATAATCATAAAATACCTATTGGTGAATTTACTTTCTGGGATTGGGAAGATTAGAATTTAAGAATATTATCCAGATATTATATATGAATAATATTCCTGAAACATTTAACAGTCATTTTCAAAAATTATATGAAAAAAATGGATTTTTAGACAAATACGGGGGATCTGTTGTATTTGCATTTTTAACTATTATGTTTTTTTTTATAGTATTATCATACTATTACATTAAAGACAAAATAGAACCTATTAGAAAAAATTGGGCTGAAGAAAGATGCAAACCTAGTGTTATGCCATTTGCTGGAATTATTAAAGAACAAGATTTACCTAAGGGAACATCTAAAATCGAATTTACAAGTGATAATTTTATTCAGTGCACTAATACTATATTAGGAAGTATTGTCGGTCATTTCATAAAACCATTTTATTATATTACTGAAAGACTTGTAGAAACTGTTAAAAATTCTAATAAATCTCTTGACTTCATAAGAGTTTTAGCAGCTGGACTTAGAAATAAGTTAAATGAAATTTTCTCATATTTATTTTCTAGAATTTTCAATGTTATGATTCCTATACAAAAAATTATGATTAAATTTAAAGATTTATTTAATAAAATCTCTGCTGCTGTTGTATCTGGCTTATACACTGTATATGGTATATATTTAGCTATGAAATCATTTATTGGAGCATTTTTGACTATTCTTATTATCGCATTAATTGTTTTCCTAGCAGCAATTGTTTTATTATGGATTTTACCATTCACATGGCCCGCTGCTGCTGCAGGAACTGCTTTTTTTACTATTTTATCTGTTTTAGTTGCTATTACCGCTTCTTGGATGAAATATATTTTAGACATTAATAGTAAAAAAGTTCCAAAGAGAAAATGTTTTGATAAAAATACTATAATAAATACTAAAAATGGTCCTCAACAAATTAAAAATATTAAGTCTGGAACTATACTTGATAATGGTGATAGAATAACAGCTGTTTTTAAATTAAGCATATCTGGAATTACCATGTATAATTTTAATAATATTATTGTTAGTGGATGTCACAAAGTTTATAATCAAAAATTAGGATGGATTGATGTAAAAGAACATCCTATGAGTAAAAAAATTGATGATTATAGAGAAAGTGCTATATACTGTATCAGCACAGAAAGCAAAAGAATTAATATCAATGGTTTTAAGTTTTTAGATTGGGATGAATTAGAGCCACTAGATATTATCAAATTAAAAAATTTAAAATATATTTCTCGTAATTCATCTTTAGCAGATATTCATAAATATTTAGAATCTGGATTAGATGGTAATATCTTAATTGAAATTGAAAACGGTCAATCTATTAAATTAAAAGATATTCAATTAAATGACCAACTACAATTCAATGAGAGAGTTATTGGCTTAGTTGAAATTGACACTAAAAATATTGATTCTATAAAAAAATACTCATTTAAAAATTTTGATATTATTGGTGCTCCTAACATTCATTTTAATGATACTGATTTAGGAAACTTTAATACATTAAATATCTCTGGTAAAATTGTCAAAAAACCTGATAAATTATATCATTTAATCACTGATACTGGACATTTCACTATCGATGGTATTAAACTAAGAGATTACAATTCTGCTATTGAAAATATTTTAGATATAAGAGATAAATTATTCTCATTATTTTAATTTTTATCTGTAAATATGTATATATGCTTAAACTGAATACAGATATTGTTATTTTAGGAATTAAATTAAGACTTGAGTTGATCATATTAGCTGCTATTATTGGCGGTATTGCTTGGTTACATCTAGTTGGTTCATGTACTACACAACAAGGATATGAAATGATTGCTCGTATTATTGAAGAACTTAAAGTTATTGCCGGTATTAGATTTATCGAAGGCAACACTAATATGGGAGCATCTTTGGATTATTCTCCTAGCAATGGTGTTCATAATAATAAATATGAAAAAAAGGTTGGTTTAATGGAGGTTAATCAACTTGGGGGTCACGCTTTAAGACCACAAGTTCCTCTTCCAGAAGGACAATTATTTTATTGGGCTAATAACAATTTTGATGCTAAGTGTTGTGAAACTTCTAATGTCAGTGGTGGTAATGGTTGTGCTTGTATTACAAAGGAGCAAAATGACTTTTTAAACAATAGAGGAGGAAATAGAGGAGCAGATTCTGAATTTTAGGTATATAATATTTAGTTAAAATCTAATAATATTATATATCATATGTTAAAAGCTAAAAGTTATAGAAAAAAATTAAAAAATAAAATGAAAGTTAAAAAAAATAAAAGTTACAATAATTTACAAACTATACAAAAAGGTGGATTTTTAAAAAAAAATTTTAAAACATCCTTTATTAAAAAGGAATATATATTGAAAATGGATAAAGCTAAATTAAGTGAATACTATCCAAATTTGTTTTATGAAACAGAAAATAAAGATAAAAAAGATAGTTCAATGGAAAAATCAATGAAGTTTATACAATCGTTAAAAACAACGAGAGGTGCTGCTGGTTTAATATTAAATCCTTATAACCCTTTATATCATTTATTAAATATTATTGAACTAACTACTGTTCTTAAAGATAAAAATTTCACAGAGCAAAAAAGAGCAGTAAAACCGGAGAAAATAGATTCGTTGGAATATTTCAAATTAATACCAAAAGCTTTAAGTAAGAGTGTCTCAAGAAAAAAAAGTTTTGTATTAAATTCTTGGAATAATGGAGATGAAGTGGGTGAAGAGACAAAACTTAAGAATCTTGGAAAGAGGTTAAACAAGATACTGCATAATTTAAAGATTATGCCAAAACATAAAAAAATAGAAATTATTCTTTACTTTATAAATAATATTGTTTATGCTTTTGAAAATAAAGAAAATAAAATTAAAGTAAATGTAAATAATGAAGAGTTAGAATGCGACTATGAAGAAATTTCTAAAGATAAATATAAACATATTTATAATGATTTGAATGATTTAATCAGGTCAAGAAATACAGAAAATATAAAAAAAAGAAAAAAAGACAAGCTTAATAGAGCTACTCAATTGGCAAAGGCACAGGAACAGGCACAGCCAAAAGCTCCTAAAATTAATAATTACATGGATGCTGCCAAATCAAAAGATGTTGAAGTAGAATTTGATGATGATAATAGTTCAACAGATGAATTATCAGATGGTGATGGGGAATTTTTAGAATTAAAACCAGAAACTAAGATTCCAACTGGAGAAGAACTACGACTTCATGACCTTGGCGATGCGCAAAAACTTAAGAAGGCAGAAAAAATATTGGTAACTTCAAACAAAATGGCTCCAGTGGAAGTCCTCGCGAAACCAGTCGATAACACACCTAGAGATAATACCGGAAAAAAAATGATAATCGCATCAGAAGCAATACCCTTGGGTTACAATAGGGACGAATATGGAAATATGGTCAAAACAGATCACGTTAAAAGAATTGTTGACACCGGTCTTTTTTCCTTCCAAAACGAAAAACCAATTGAACTTAATATCCGAAATTCTATAAATAACCACAAAATATGGAGTAATAAGTTAGTAACTGAAAGTAATAAAATATACGAAAATAAAAAACGTGTTGAGAAGGAACGTTTGGCAGCCAAGAAAGCCAAAGAAGAAGCCGAGGAGAAGCGCAAATCTGAAGACGCAGCAGCCGAGGCAGAGAAAAAGAGACAAGAAGAAGAGGCAGCCAAAGCAAAAGCTAAGGCAGATGAGGAAGCAGCAAAAAAGGCAGAGGCTGATGCCAAGGCTAAGGCAGAAAAGGCAGAGGCTGATGCCAAGGCTAAGGCAGAAAAGGCAGAGGCTGATGCCAAGGCTAAGGCAGATGAGGAAGCCAGACTTCAAGCAGAGGCTCATGCCAAGGCTAAGGCAGATGAGGAAACCAGACTTCAAGCAGAGGCTGATGCCAAGGCTAAGGCAGATGAGGAAGCAGCAAAAAAGGCAGCAGAGAAAGCCGAAGAAGAAGAGGCAGAAGCCAAAAAATTGGATAATCAAATACCACCACCACCACCAATACCACCACCAATACCACCAACAACAACACCACCACCACAACTAAATAAAAGTCAATCATTAAAAACATTAAAGACAGTCGATGAAACAAATAAAGAAAAAATACAAAAATTAAAAAATAAATTAAGAAAACGTATCGAAGAACGTGGTTCAGGAAATACACAAAAACCTTTAATTATACCTCCACCTCAAATAGTAAAAAATGACTCTATTAAGACATTTATGATAGACAACTGGATAAGTAAAGATGACGGTGGTTTTATAAATTTTAAATCATTAGTAGATAATATATTTGCTAGGGAAAATTTGGAAAAATTGAAAAAACTAAAGAAAAACTTGGAAGCAAAGCAGATTAGCTAGAAGAATAAAAAATAATAAAAAAAAATTTATTACTAATAAATAATATAAATAATTAATAACAGTTTATATTATATGGGAATCCTTTTTTGTAGAGACTACAGAGCTGAATACGAAAAAATGGATAAGAAAGTTTGCTATAAGTGTTATGATAAGTTTTATACAGACAAAACAGGAATTTATTCACGTAGAAACTCTTGTAGATATCATAATTTTAAAAATGATGTATGTATAGATTGTAGAGGAACTAGGTCAAATTGTAAACATACATGTTATCATGTTAAAGAAAAAAAATGGTATAATTTTCTGTCACCTTGATAGTTCACAAATTTCACAATATTGAATTTGTTGAGCTAATTTATAATTTTTCATTGAATCAATTGAATCAGTAACCCATTGATGATTACAATTTACAGATAAATATTTTTCAACTTTATCTAATGATTCTTGTTTTTCTTTTAATTCTTCTTTTAAATTAATAATCGATTGATATAATCTTTTTTTATAAAAAATAATATCATCGAATGAATGAATATTAATTTTACATCCATTTTCGATAATCTCCATTATAAACATTAAAAAAAAATACTTTAAATGATTTACTAATATAGTTATAAATGTTAAGTATATTAGTAGAATTAATGTTGATAGTTTTAGTAAGTAGTAATAGAGCTAGAATGTGGATGAGAATACCACCTTATTATGTTGATAGTAGAGTTTCTTCATTTTTAAATGAAAATAGAATAGTAAATTGTTTTGAATTTAAGGAAACTGAAACAAATTTATTATTAAAATGTTGGAAGGACAATAAGTTGGCAGACGTTTCTATAAATATAAATCCTTCAAACCAAAAACAGAGATATTTTGGAATAACATTAAGTGCTTAATCACCAGGTTTTAATACATTTATTTGTGATGAATGTTTAATAGCACAATAATCATAAATAATTTTTTTAGCATTTACAAATTTTTTATCTGTAGTTCCAAAACCGTCATCACCGCCTGTTAATTCGATAGGTGTAACTCTATTAACCTCCGCGTATCGATTAATAAAAGTGCCACTCATATCAATAGCAACGGTTTGACCAAGAGAAGTCCCTTGAGCTCTAGTATGTATAGGTGCGCCTATAGAGAAATTATTACTGATGTCACTATTATTGAGTGTTAAATCATATGGATTGCAGTATTTATTTTTAATAATTTGTCCAACACTATTTGTTGATAAATCAGTTTTGAATTTTTGACTAAAGTATTCAAAGCCCTTTTTTATTTTTAATTGAGAAGATTGATTTTCAAAATGTGTAATATTACCATTATCATTTAAACATGCTATTTTACTTCCGATTGATTTTTTATTATTTGCTAAAAATGTATTTCTTAAACTACAAAAGACATTAAGATTAGATTTTTTATTTGTATAATCTTTAGCTGATAAATTAGGATGTGTTCCGAAACAATGAGACATTTTATATGTATATATTACACAAATTAAAATATAACAATTTAATATATGAATTTTAATTTAAATAGTGATGATTATTCAAAAGATGATTATCTAGACATTTTTAATTTGGATAAAAGTATGAATATTTCTCAGAATAAAGTAAATGAAAGTTATAATAATTTACTAAATAGTATTAATAATGAAGAATTAGATTTAGATAAAAAAAAAGAGATGATATTTTTTTTAAGAAAATGTCGTGATAGTTTACTATTATTAGTCAATGAAAATATTGATAATTATAAATTAATTGAAAGTAATTTCATACCAGATTTAGATGTAAGTGAAACATTTAAAACAAATTCAAATTTTATTATAAAAAAACAAGAAAATCCAGATGAGAATCAAACCAATAAAATTAATCCTATTAGTCGAAAAATTAAAACACAACTTCTAAATATAAATACAAAATTTCGTAAAAACTATTACAATACTGATTCAACTGATTTTATTATAGATTTACCAGAAGAATTCAAAAATGTTATAAGTTTATCGGTTCAAAATGTTGATATTCCTGAAACAGAATATACATTTTCATCTCATAATGGAACAAATGAGTTTACTATAGAATTATTTGATTTATCGTCTAATGGAAAAATGATAACTAATTCATTAAAAAAACGAACAATAAGAATTCAAGATGGTATATATACAGGATTTATGCTTGCTGATTACTTAAATGGATTTGTATTTATTGATAATAGCTTAAATAGAATTGGTTGTAAATATGATGAACTTTCTAGAAAATTTAGAATAACTAGAGATTACAAGGAATTGGAAAAAAAAGGTGTTCCATATGAAGACAATAATGGTATAAAAAAAGTATTTAACATAGATTGGAGATTACAAAGCGACTTAAATAGACCAATACAATTGAATATGGGATGGATTTTAGGTTATAGAAAGCAGTATTATTCATGGGAGGAAGACTTTGTTGATATTTCAAATGTAACTTATAATAAACACGAAGGATTTAATCCTGAAGCTTGTTATGATTCTCATGTGTCAAAGTATTATATATTGTCAATTAATGATTTTAACAAAAATTATTCTAATACAATTAGTTCTCCATTTCAAGAATCAGCATTTAATGATGATACAGCAATAGCTAAAATACCTCATACACCAGATAATCCAAATTATGATAATATACACTATAAATCAATTAGAGAATATTTTGGACCTGTTAATATTAAAAAAATACATATAAAACTATTAGATGAAATGGGCAGAATAGTTAATTTAAATAACAATGATTACGCTTTTTCTGTAGAAATTAAACAGCTATACGATATTCATACAAATAGTTTATAAATATTATAATAAATAATTAAATTATAATATTTTATAATTAAATTATAATATTTTTTTATTATATAATGGCATTAAATGCGCCAATTAATATTAATTTATCAACAAGTGTAGAAAATAAAATTACTATGACTTTTGATCCTCCCCCCCCTGTTATAATAAATAAATCGAGTGATGGAGTCGCTGCGGCGTTTGGTGGTGGTGCCAAGGCGAAGGGCACGAGCAGCTTAGACGCTTCAAATGGTGGGAGCTTGTCCTGGATATTTTGGCCAGAATCGACTAAGATGACAGCAGCCCATTGGAGGTCTAGGCAGGGAAGGTATAACAGTGCGGGCGGAAGTGGTGGCGCCACCTCGGAAGTGGATATCGGGGGGACAAAAACCTACTACTCTGGTGAATGGGTTTCCCTCGAATATAATTCAACTGTTTCGATAAATTCGTTTACAGTGGGGATTCACAGTGCTTCGGGCACCAATTCGGTTTCCCGGGGCGCGCCAAAACAGATGATAATTCTTTATGGTGACGATGCGAACAATTTGACTGGTTATACTGAAAAATTTAATTATACCCTCACCCAGTGGCGTGCCGACTATAACGGAGTCGAAGAAACTCGGACCTTGGCGTCAACAATAACTGCTAAATATTTTAGAATGGTAGTTTTACAGGTCCAGATTGCGACTGAACAGAAACAGGCCGTTATAGGCTGGTTAATGTTAGGCGAAGTTCCTCCTGACCCGAGTGCTTACAAAATAGAAAAAAGTACAGATAATTCTACATTTTCTACCTTAACCAATACTTTAGCAACACACGCCGCTGGATATGAGGATGCGTTTTCATGGCTTCGTAATACTATATATTATTATAACCTTTCTTCTTCAAGTGATGGTATTACTTTTGGAAATCCAACTACTGTTGGTATTGTAACAAAACTTAATAATCCTACAAATATACAGGGAGCACCTGTAAATAAAAAAATAAATTTAACTTGGGATGGTATGGGATTAAAATATGATATTGATAGAAAAGATAGTGGTGCTTATTCTTCTATAGTCTCAAATATAACCGAAAAATCATATTCTAATTCAGGATTAACTAATGGTACAGCTTATACTTATAAAATAAAGGGAAAAGATAAAGTTATTTATGTTACACCCACCCGAGATGGAAATGAACTTAGTTGGCCAGATATTAAAGATAGAGGGAGTAATAATTATGTATTAGAAAGAAGTAGTGATAGTGGTTCAACGTGGAACAATATAACATTATCATATCCAGACACCGATACAGAAATGACTCTTAGTGGCACGGATGTTCATCAATCGGGTAGAATATATAGAATTACTACAATTGTTGAAGTAACTAGTGATCAAACGGAAAGTGCGGCATTTACTCCAGTTCATCCTGGTTATTTTACAGGCTCTTTCACTACAGAAGTTATTGATACAGAAAAAAATAAAGTAAAATTAACATCCGTTAATATAAATGCTACAAGTATAAATAAAGATGATTTTGAGGTTAAAGTAGGTTCTTCAACTAAAACAATAAATTCTGCTGCTATTTCTAATAATATTATTACATTAACATTAAGTGCTAATATAACAGAAGCAGATGGAGATATTCAATTTAAATATACGAAACATCCTTCCGATGATGATAGACGAATATATAATACAGTTGATAACAAACATTTAAATGATATTGCTTTTACACAAGTAACAAATAAAATATTACCTGGTCAAGTTACGGGGGTAAATCCTACTATATTAAATAAAAGAGTAAAATTAGTTTGGACGGCTACCCCCGGAGCAAATAAATATAATATTTATCAAAAAAAAGGAACTGATGCTTGGAAAAAAATAGCATCAAATATTAAACATACAAAATTTACAGCTAATAGATTAGAAAACGGTGTTAGTTATAAATATAAGATTTCTGCTGTTAAAACAGGTGTTACCGGAGAAGGACCAGATTCAGCTGACACAGCATCACAAACCCCTACGGCAAACTTAGGATTTTCCCGAATATTTGGTAATTTAAATGATGCTTCTAATTCGGCAAAAAAACAAAAAATTGACAAACTAAAAGATTTTAAAGGAACGGTGCAAACTGATAAAATATCAATATCAGGAAGAGTTAAAAAAGAAGACATTGATACAGATGTTATTACAGCACAAAAAGATTTAATTAAAAATGAAACAGACCCAATTAAAAAACGACAAATTCGTAATGAGGCTATTAAATTATTATTTGATGGTAATACAGATATTAGTTCAATTGAATTAACAACCGAAGATTTAGATATAACAGATACTAATTTTAAGAAAACTGATTTAGTAGTATTTAAACCTGCGGCAGACAGAACCATCATAACCCTAGATATAGAAGAATATAATAAGGAGGCTATTTCAGAAACTAAGGGTTTTTATATTCCGCTGGAAGATGGAGAATTCGTTTTACTAAGATTTGCAGGTGATAAATATGTATATTTTGATAGATTGGATGATGGAGCAACAGAAAAAATATTTATTACTGGTGGTGGGAGTTCTACTTTTACAAATGTATCTCGAAGTGCTTTTGATATTACTTCTTCAGTTGAAAATTTTGTAACTCCTGAAGATACTATAACAATAAATGGAAATAAAATAGTAATTGGTTCTATTGGTGATGGAAGTGAGCTGCCGAGCGGCGAAGTATATATTCGTCCAGACCCAGGAAGAAAAAAACATAAGAAATTAGCAGAAGGATATGTTCTCCATCCATCTAGTGTTACAAATAGTTACTTTATGTCTGGTAATTTTGGAGGGTATCTTAGTAACAGAAAAACAGATACGTTAAGTGATGGTACAGGTAAAAAAAAACATCGTATACAGATTACAAATTAGGGACTACACCAACAGCTCCCCATCAAAAATGGTCTCAACCTGTTAGACCGATTTTGGGTTCAGGAGATAGATTAGCACGATTAAAAGCAAAAGCAATAAAAAAATCAAATTAGTTATTTTTAATATTGTAAATTTTTTAATATTAAAAATCTCTACAAAATATATATGATTAAAACTAAAAAAATAGGAAAAAAAAGAAAAAATAGAACTATAAAAAATATAAATAGAATTATTCGTATAAGTTCAAATTTTGAATCGGGAAATATTATTCACAAAAATACCAAAAATAATATAGTAAATTTAGAAATTAAAGAAGAACCTTATCCAAAATCAACAAAAAGAAAATATAAGAATTGGTTTTATTTTAAAGCAAGTAATATAAAAAAAAATACTAAGTTTAAAATTAATAATTTGAGAAATTATTTTGGAGATTGGCAGGGATATAAAGTATGTTATTCATATGATAATAAAAATTGGAAAAGATTGGAAAATACAAAATTTAGTGTATCAAAAAAAACATTAGTATGGAAAATAAACCCAAAAAAAAGCACTATTTGGTTTTGCTATTACCCCCCATATCCCTTCTCTCGTTCTAAAAAACTATTTTCTAGTATGAAAACAATAGGTTATACAAATGATAAAAATCCTATTTTAATGAAAAAGATAGGAGATGGCCCCAAGAGAGTATGGCTGATAAGTGGGCAACATTCTGGTGAAACTATTAATTCTTGGATACTTGAGGGGTTCGTAAAAAAATTAATGGAGAGAAAAAATAAAAAAAATCTTTCAAAATATACTTTTTATATAATTCCAAATTTAAATCCAGATGGAAATAAAAGAGGTTATTGGTATGTTACAAGTAAGGGTATAAATTTAAATAGAGATTGGTTACATACAAAATCACCAGAAGTAAAAGCCGTAAAAAATCAGATGAAAAAATACGGCTATGATTTAGTTTTTGATATTCATGGTGACGAAGGATGTAAAAATCATTTTTTAGTTAGAAATTATTATTGTAATCATAATTTATTTTATGTAATAAACCGAAAATTAAACAAAAAAAATAAAAATTTCCAATTAAAAAATTATTATTCTTCTAATTATTTAAAAGGTGCTAGAGATACATTAGATGATTATACTAGAGGTATAACAATTGAAGGATGTATGAAACATAATATTGATAATTATAAAACCTTACAAGATAATCCGATACAATTAGGTAAAGATTTATTGGATGTTTTAAGTGAAATTTAATTTATAAATGTATCAACCTGATAATCTATTCCTTTATTTAACATAGTAAAAATATTATCATCAAAATCAATATATCTCACTCCATCTATATCTACTACTCCTATATTATCACAAATTAAGGTTTTTTTATTATAAAAACATTTTGTATATAAATTTTGGTTTAGATTATTTATCATATTTTTTACAATTTCATTTTTAATATCTATATATGTAGAAAGATTATATTCTGTATATGAATTATATTTTTCATTTTGTTTAATTGTTTTTAATATATTTTGAAGTTCATTCATGAATATATTATTATAGTTTTTTCGTTTAATACAGTTAATTTTAAAAATATTTATTTGTATATGTCTATTCATACAATAGGAGATAGTCATTCAGAAAATGGTTGGAATGGTATAGTAAAACATCATTTAGGAGCGCTTTTATGTTATAGTTTCGGAAAGGAAAAATTACATAGGTGTGATATTCGTAATTTCAATATAAAAGATGGGGATAGTATTATTTTTTGTTTAGGTGAAATAGATTGTAGATGTCACGTTAATAAACATATAACTAATATAATATCTTATCAGGATATTATAAACAATATTGTTGATAATTATTTTGATGCGATTGAATTAAATGTAAATATTTCACAAATAAAACTAAAAAATATATGTGTTTATAATGTAGTTCCTCCTATTCAAAAATATAATACTTCAGAGAATCCTCAATATCCATATTTGGGCACTGATGAAGAAAGAAAAAAATATGTTTTATATTTTAACAAAAAAATAAAAGAAAAATGCGAGGAAAAAAAATATATATTTTTTGATATTTATAATGATTATATAGATGAAAATGGATTTTTAAGAAAAGATTTAAGTGATGGAAATGTTCATATTCGCAATGGCACTTATATAAGTAAATTTATAACAGAAAATCTATTATAAATATGTATTTTTTTGTTAGTTTAATATAAATGGGTGCTGGTGTATTACCTATAGCAATTAACAAGGGTAAAATATATTTCTTGTTTTCAAGAGAATATATAAAAGGAGACGCTGATTCAGGTCTATGGAGTGATTTTGGAGGTTCAGAAGAAATATTCGAAAATAATAAAGAGACAGCAATAAGAGAATGTTATGAAGAAGCAAATGGTATTTTAGGTTCTATGGAAAAAATAAAAAAACTTGTAAATAATTCTGTTATTTCAATATCTATTAATAAATATAAAACATATATTGTTTTAATTGAATATAATAAGGATTTACCTAAAAAATTTCGCAAAAGATTTTTAAATGTAAAAAAAACCAAACCTGAATTAATTTATAAAGATGGATTTTTTGAAAAAGATATGATAAAATGGGTTTCATATGAAGAATTAAATAAGTATAGAAAACAAATTTTTTTCAGACCTTGGTATAAAAAATTTATAAATTATATATTAAAAAATTTTTAGTTTATTAAATTTTTATATCCACCGGATAATCCACCATAATAATCAAATTTTTTTGGAATACGCCAATCTGAACCATAACATTCTTCCAAAAATTCTTCTGTATTCAAAGGAACATTAAACAATCTATTTTTAAAATTTACTTGTTTGAATCCTCTAATATGATTACCCCATTTACAGTAACCTTCTTTTTTTGTTTCACAAATTCCAAACCATGAAGCACAATAGTAATAATCATCATTTTTTTCTTTATCAACAGGATATAATAAAAAAATATCCACTTTTGTTCCATTATTATGATGAAAAGTATATTCTAAACTATCTTCCACTCCACCTATTCTTCTGAATGTTGATTCAAATTTATCAGACCCGCATATAATATTTTTAATATTTTCATTAAAATCTTTTTGTAAAATCCCCAAATCTATATCTGTATCATGTGATATAAATCCATTTTCTCTATGTTGTCCTAGCAGTGTTCCATAAACCAAAAAAAAATTAATTTTATGTTTTGTTAATATTTCATGTATATCATGTAAGCACTCTTCCATTTTATAACTTAATTATCTGTTATTTATTTAAGTTATAATTAAATATACATTCCAAATGGTGGAGAATTATTTTCTCCTGTTTTTATTAATTTATCAACTATATTTTTGGTTACTGTAAAAGGGAATTCAACCTTAATTATTTCTTCATTATTGAATAATGATGAACCTTCTTTCATTAATCTATAAAGATTCAATTTTGTATAAATAATTTCAAGACAACGTTTAAAATTTCTAACACCTTGTTCTTTATCTGTTAATTTATCGCAAATATAAATTTTTGTCTCATCTGGTATTATTATTTCATCTGATTTAAAATTAATATTTTTTTCTATCCTAGGAATCAAATATTTATTTGCTATTACACATTTTTGGTCATTTTTATAACCTCCTGTATTTATACGATACATTCTATCCTTTAATATAGGATTTACTTTGCTTTCATCATTATAACTAAATATAAACATTGCTCTACTTAAATTAAAATCAATATTTGAAAAATATTTATCATGAAATTTATCATTTTGAGTAGTATCTGTTAAATGTGTTAAAATACCCACTATTTCTTCCCCTTTTGGTGTATCACTTATTTTGTCGAGTTCGTCAAAGTAAATTACAGGATTCATACACTTACAATTAAGTAAAATATCCACAATTTTCCCCCAAATACTACCTTCATATGTGTAAGAATGGCCTTCTAAATAACTACTATCAGTCGCTCCTCCTAATGCTAAAAACGCAAACGGTCTGTTTAATATTTTACTCACTCCTTCTTTAATTAAAGTTGTTTTTCCTGTTCCTGGTGGCCCCTTAACTGCTATTGCTGTGCCTAATGATTGAGGATTTGAAATCCATTGACCAACCATCTGTAGTATCTGCATTTTAGCATCTTCTAACCCATATACTGCTGAATCTAATGTTTTTTTAGCATTACACATAAATTCCTGACACTTTTCAGGTCCATCTTCCATACAAACAGGTAAATTTTTGTGCTTTCCAAATGGTATTCTCATAAATGTATCAACCCAATTTTTTATTTTATAATATTCTCCTGAACCTGGGTCCATATATTCTAACATATTTATTTTTTTCAAAGCGTTCGCTTTAAATTCTACTGGAATATCAGATTCTAAAAGTGATATTCTATATGGTTTTTCTACCTTTGAAAATTCATTTACTGCTTGTAATTTTGTTAAAATTTTTTTTTGAGAATCAATATTCATATCTTTAAAATATTTGAAGTCATTGTTTGAATTTCTCTCTCTCATTAATTTTCTAAGTTTTATAAAATTTTTCTCCTTTTCCCTTTTTTCTTTTAGCTTATTTTTTTTTTCTTGTTT